TCGACAGATTGTTGTACACTTCGTAGTGTTGCGGATCGAGCGCCGTGAGGCTCTTGTTGATGCGGAGCTCCTGGATCGAAATGCAAGGCACGCCGAAGTGGATCGCGTCCGAATCCGTCCCGTCCAAGTTCAATTCCAGCGGCAGCGGATAGAACCATTGGCGCGTCTTGCGCTCGATCAGTTGTTGCCAAGTCTTGATGCTGGCTAGGACGACTGAATCCGGAAAGTCCTCGGGAGCGAGGCCTTGGGCTCGAATGTCGTCGACTTGGATGTAGTAGCGGGCGGACACGTCCGCCGTGATTGATAGCGTTCCCGAATTCAGCAGTTCCGGGCCCGCGCCGCGATCCAACGTGAATGTGTAGTACAGGATGGATTGAGCAACGGTTAAGGTGGCCGTTTGAGCGGCGGAGATGGTGAGCAGGGCGCTGCCCGTTTCCGGCGCGTCGACTTCGATTCCGCTTCCGATCTCCAAGTCGATCAATGCCGCGGCGTCCGCGTCGCCGACATTCAACTTGGCCAAGAACGACAGCGACGCCCCGGTCAGATCGACCACCGCATCGTCAATCGCCACGACGACACTGAAGACGTTGTCGACGCCGCGCGTAATTACCAGATTGCTCATGGTTTGATCCTGGTGAAGCTGACGGTGGGTGCGTGGGCGTTGACGGGAACGAAGCGCGCGCGTGCGTGATGCGCGGGACCTCGGAAGTCTACGCTGGACGTTGGTCGCGATTGGAACGCACTCGACAGCCCATTCCCGGACACCCCGTTGAAATTCGCGGTCGGCGCCGCGTGGAATGAGCAGCTGAACAGCGCGAAGCCGTACACGTTGAACAACGAATCGGGCGCGGACGTAAATCCGGACGACGCCCCGCTGCCGGATCGGGCGTCGAACGTTGCCGGGGCGTCCGACAGCATCTGCACAGCCTTGATCATCGCGCCCACAGCTGCGAGCGCGGCACTCGGACTACTCGCTAGGGACCCGGCGGTGACGGCGGTCGGAACGAATGCGCCGGCGGCTTGCGGCGTTGAATTGAGCGTTGAAGAAGCCCGTTCGGCCGCTGCCAACGCCGTCGCTGCTACGGGCGCCGCTGTCCAAGCCGCTCCGCTACCGCTCGCCGAGGCCAAGGCAGAATCAGCGGTGGGCGTGGACAAGAACGGAGCGGCAACCTGTTCGGCCCCGGCCGGGGCCATCGCCGCCGCTGGCGTCGCGCTCAACGTTGTCGAATCGATCGCGTTCGCGACTAGAGCTGCGGACGCCGTCGGCGTCGCCGTCAGACTGGTGGAGGCCTTTTCGGCGCCGACGGGTGCGAAGGTCGCCGACGGTGTCGGCGACATCGTTGTCGGAGCTGCGCCGCTCGTCTCGAACGCCGTGAGAGCGGTCGGCGTTGCCAAGAGCTGCGTGTCCGCGCGCTCCGCGCCGACCATAGCAGCCGTTGCATTGGGAACGGAGGAAAGCGCGGCGGCGGCCGATTCTGCTCCAACGTTGGAAACTGCGGCTTGGGGCGTGGAAGCGAGCGTGGCGGAGTCGATCGCCAGTACGTTGATCGCCGTCGTCACGGTTGGCGTCGTTGACAACGAAGATGTAGCTTTTTCAGCGCCTGAGATGACCAAGGCGCTCGTCGGCGTCGATGTGCAGGTGGCCGTGGCTAGCTCGGCGCCGACGAGTGATGAATTGACGATCGGCGTCGAAGCCAGAACGGACGTTGCTTGCTCTGCGCCGATCGCGCTGAAGACGGCCGTCGGCGTGCAGGCCGTCGATCCGGATGCCGTCTCCGCGCCGACGACGGAAAGCGCGGCCTGCGGCGTGGCTGAGAAGGTAGCACTCGCGCCCGCTAGGCTGGCGAATGAGCAAGTGGCCGTCGGTGTCGACGAAACAGAGCAAGTGGCGAGCTCCGCTCCAACGCAAGAAAAGACTGCGGTCGGTGCCGAAGCCATCGACGACGCGGCCTGCTCCGCGCCGACCAATGAAGTGGCCGCCTGCGGCGTCGAAGCCAATGTTGTAGCGGCCTGCTCCGCGCCGACCAATGAAGTAGCGGCCTGCGGCGTCGAAGTCGCGACCGCCGCCGCCGTTTCAGCGCCGACGAGACTGGACGCGGCCTGCGGCGCGGCGGCGAAGCCCGCCGAAATGATCAAGTTGCCGACGAACGAGGCATTGACGTCAGGCGTCCAAGCTACCGCCGCAGAAGATCCGGGCGGCGGCGCTGCCGCGAGCGGCAGCATGCCCAACGTAATAATGGGCGGGGCGGGTTGCCGGAATAGACCGCCGGCCGCGCGCGGTTGCATCAATGGCAGAAACGGAATCGGCGTCGCCACGACGATCGGCGCGACGGGCGGGGGCGGAGCCGCATACAATCCGATGCCGAGGCGGTTGATACCCGGCATCGGCGCGCGTGGCGGGAAGCCCTTCGCCCGCTGTTGAACGAGCAGCACGGGATTGCTGGCGGGCGTGAGCGTTTCGACGGGCTCGGTAGCGGCCGTCGAAAGAGTGCCTGTCGATGTCCAATTCCCAGCCGTTCCGCCGTTGTTTACAGCGGTGGCCGAGTCGATTTCCTTTAGCCAATGGAGATTGGTCCCGGCGGGGGCCGTCGTCCGAGCATTCTGAGACGCCGTGAGCAACGCAGCGTCCGACATTCGGACCTGTTGACAGAAAAAACCTGCCGTGTCCGAATCCAAGCAATTCTCTGTGAATTGATCGGTTCCGATGAACAGTGAGCCGGCCGAGACGATCTGCGTTGAGAGTGTTAGCGTCGTGCTGGTCCAAGTCGTCTGATTCTCAAAACGCCAGCTGACCGTGTAGCTGGCGGAGCCGGAAAGGTGTCGGACGGCTATGAATACCCAGGCCGTCGAGCTGCCGGTGGCGATCACTGCAGACTGGAATTCCGCACCCCCATTCCGGAAAACAGACGTGTCTAATTGTGTGTTAGATCCGGAGAATACGAAGATGCCGATGCCCTCGGACGCGCCGCCCGTCGACCCCATCCCGGCGAGACCGTGGTCATTGGTTCCGTCGCCGTATTCACCCGCGTTCGGCTTTACTGCCCAATGGTATGTAAAATCGCCAGTAATCGTAAGATTGCTAGCGCTGCTGTAGGAGGCGTTCTGGTGCCGAACCGAGCTGGCCATTTATGCCGCTCCCGTCCAGTTGTGTGCCGCGAATTCCATCACAGCTCCGTGAACTGAACGTGGGAGATGCCGAATTGGTTGCTGGCACCGGCGCTCGCTTCGCGATAGGTGCCGATGCCGTGGGCGCCCATCGTGTAGCGCGCGCCCCCGCCCGGTCCGCCGGTGTCGACGATCGGGCCGTTCGTGTTGATGATGTGGTAGCCGCCGCCATCGTTGTAGTTGATGTAGGCATTCATCACATTGCCCTGAATCGTTGCCTTGAACAGGTCGCCGTTGTGAACACCACCGGGCACGTTGAATTGGATGCCCGTGCCGCCGTCCGGCGCCAATCCGAAGAATCCAGAAATGTCAGCGTTGGGCCCTAACCAACCACCAAAATTGCAATACTGCCCATCGTGAGCTAGGTTCACTTCGTACATCACCGCGTCCCCGAGTCCGGGCGTATCAGTGGCGCGGAAGTTGATCTCGATCTCTTGGATCCCGGAGGTGGTTCCCTTGAAGATCGTGACGATGGTCTCCATGTCTGGACCACAAGTTTGCGTCAGATTCGCATACGAATCCGCGTAGGGCGGATTGGGGAGCGTCTGCGTCCCAAAGCAGATCCCGCCCGACGTCACGAGGCGTGTTCGTGACGTGCTGTTCGATTGCCACTTCCCGTTCTCCGAGATCGGGGTCTCGTCGTTCGGGAAGCTGGTGGCATAGAACAGCTTGGGTCGGGATTGAAGGTTCCCTCTGCCAAGGCGAGCAGGTTGGACGTTTCGACTCACGGCGCTCCTCGCTCCTGGTTGGTGTCGAGGCAGCACGCCCCTTCGACGATCAGCTGCCGAAGCGGTATTGGTCGACGCGGTAATTGTCGACGCGGATGCCGGTGGACGCACTCGACGCCGAGAGCCCCACCCAGAAATCCATGCTGCCGGCTGCGGTCGAGTCGAAGCCCGTTCCGACCGCGGGCGCGGTCGACGGCAAGATCAACGGTCCGGTGCCGAGCGCCGCGCATTGAATCCAACCCACGCCGATGAACTTCGCTGCCGTGCCGTTGCCTTCCGTGTCGAGTCGAAGGTCGAGCTCGAAGCGGTAAGGGGCCAGTACGTTCGCGCCAGCAACGCTGGTCAGCGCGCCGCTGGTCCAGACGATCACGGCACCGACCATGACCTGGAACGTGAAGGTGGGTTGGGCGGTGACGACGTTCGAGATCGCGCCGAAGGACGAGATGTGAAACTGCGCGCCGGGGAACAAGTACACTGCCGGCATCGGCACGATGTCGGTCGGGTTGATGACCTGCTTCGCGGTCGTGTACGTGTTCTGGAGCGTCGCCGCGGAACGAGACGCCGTCAGATTCTGTAGAAATGTTGCTACGCCTGACATTGGTCAGTTCCTTGCTGCGGCGGCTGCCGCTTCCAACTCTTTTTGAACACTGGCGAAGGTGTGACGGGAGACGGTCTCCGCTCCGCATTCGTCGACGACGCGCGTCGGCGCGCCCTCGTTTTTGAAGGCGCATACCCGCTCGGCCATGCTCCGAGCGGATTGATGAGGCGCGCCACAGAATGCCATTCGATACGGCCGAGACACCCCATTGTCGTCCGGCAATTCGCCGAGCGCCAGGAATTCGCCGTTGTACTCCAACGACAAGACCCCGTCTTTTTCGACGGGGACTTTGTTGGGGTGAACTTCCCAGGCTCCGAACCCGCAACACTTTGGGGCTCGGATTGGGTTGTAGGCGATCGCACCGTGGGCTTCGATGGATGCGATCGGTTCGAATGACGCGCCTTCCATCGGTCCTCAGGTCAGCGTGATCGTGGAGGTGTTCAGGATTTGCGGCGTGACGCCCGCGGCGGTGACGGCGATGGTCGGGGAGATCGCCCCGTAGAACCATGCCGGATTCGCGCCGCTGATGGACTTCCCGACGCTGGCGAAGGTCTCCGTTTCCGACGGCGTGCCGGTCGAGGCCGGGAACGACGTGTTGGCTGCGAGCGTCGCGACGTTTGAGGCGACCGTGAATCCGGGCGAGGCCGAGGCGCGGACGAGCGCCTGGCGTGCGTAGCTGGTGTACGTGGCCTCGCTCGTGCTCTGGTTGCCCGAGGCTGGTGTCGCCGTGTGCAGCGCTAGGAAGTTGTTCGTCGTGGGCGACGAAGCGGCGTTGTCCGCGATATTCGCAATCGCGGTCGCCTGGAGAAACAGAAGGAGCACCGCGTTCGCGGCTGCCGATACCCAACCCGCCATATCACACCACCTTTCCTGCGAACAGGGCTCGCGCCGCGTCCGCTGCTGGGCCTTCGAGGCCGAGCGCTTCGATCACTTCCGCCGCGGAGTCGCGCGGCGCGTTCATCTTTTCGAGGTCGACGTGGGCCCCGTCGTTGGTGGCGGGGTCGATGTTGCCGTGGGCGCGCGCGTAGAGCGGCTTGATTTCGGCCAAGCGGTTCTCGTGTTGATCGTGCTCGTGGAGCACCTTGGCGACGAAATTCACCGCGTCGTTGAACGTGTAGCCTTCGGACTTCACTTCATGGGACAGGCCCAACGTCTCGACGAAGGCCGCCGCTTTCACGGCGTGGCCGTGGCGCTCGACGGTGTGCTTGTGACGGAGGCGGTATGCCGCCGCTTCGACCACGTCACCAACGCTGTCGAAATAGGTAGCGTGGCGCAGAAGCTTCTCAGCTTCTCCGGGAAGACGCAGGTGTGCGCCGTGCGCCGGATCCTGCATCAGGACCTTCTTCTTGACCAGTTTTTCTTCGGGCATGTGCGTTTCCCTGTCGTTTGTGAGATTCAGAGGACCCCGGCAAAGAGGCGTTTCTCGGTCGGAATCCAATTTTTCGAAGCCAAAGAGCCGGGAATGACGGCCTTCGTCGAAGTGATCGAGGAGGCGTCCGCGACGGACGCGCCGGTGGTGTTCGAGGCGAGCGGCAGCGCCGTGACGGGCTGGAACGTCTTCACCGGAATCACCTCCGTCATCGCTCCGAAGCTGAACGTGCCGTCCTTGCGCGTGTACGGGATTGAGTAGTATTTGTACCCGCCGCCCGCGCCGCTCGAATCCGACGGCGTGTACAGGTCGATGACGCAGCTGTCCGCGTACGCTTCGATCATGTACGGGTATAGATTCTTGTCTTGGCCGCCGCCGATCTTCTTCTTGGCGTGCTCTTTCACGGCGCTGTTCAGCAGCGACATGTACTGCCCGAGCGATTCGCCAGCGGCCAATGGAATGCCCGCCTTATGGACGACAACTTCGTGCGTTCTTTCAGACATTCCAGGCGCTCCTTCGGACCAACGGCCCTATCTTCTTTGTTTCGGTGCTGTTTCGCAAAGCTCGAGTCAGGTCGATTCAGCGGCAACGTCCGCGCCGGAATGCCCGTCCCAGGCGCCCATTCCCATGGTCCAGTTGGCGAGCGCGAGGGAGGCGGCTTGCTGCAGGGATTGGCCGTGGTCGTCGAAGGGCGTGATCAGAATGGATGAGTCGCTCGCGGACTTCGGCCAATACAGCACTTCCGGGTCGAGTCCCGCGTCGACGACGATCTGAGCATTGTTGAAGCACAGTCGGTTCTGGGCATTACGCGGAACGATTCCGGCGTTGTTGTGCGTGGAAATGTCGCATTCGGAGGCTTGTTCCTTGCCGTCCGAGCTCGTCGCGCGAATCGTCACTTCGTGAAAATGACCCTTCAGCAACGAATTCTTGCAATTTCCAAATTCAGCGAAGACATTCGCGCCAACGGCCCAAGTCATCGACAACGCGGCCATCTGCGCGTCCGCCGGCCATCGGTCCCAATCGCCGAAGACCTTCTTCAACGTGTCTTCATTGGCGAGCAACGCGCGATCGACGAGATCGAGCACGTCGGTCATCGTGAGCCGGAGCGTGGTCGCGTTTTGAACCTTCTTCGAGCTCGCCGGGTAATGGGCCATCTCGGGTTGTGCCTTGAACGCTAGCCATTCAGCCGCGATCTCGGCCGGCGTTGCGGGCGTCCCGTCGGGATGTTTCCAAGGCAGCATCGACGCGGGAGTCTCCGGATGCGACGGCAGGTATTGGCTGGCGTCGATCAGGTTTCCGATACCCGTCGTGATCAAGCCCTTGACGTCTTGATACATCCATAGAAAAACGCCTTCGAGCGGCGCCGTGAATTCAACGTACCTATCGAGGACTGCTTTTCTCATTTTCTTGTTCCAGTGTTTGGAGACCCGCGTTTTTGGCGATGGACTTGAAGAGCTCGACGATGGCTTGCTCCGCTTCCAACGCGCCGCGGAGCTCGATCTTCAAGATCTCCATCTCCACTTCGGCACCGAAGCGAAATCCGCGCTCGTCTTTGATGGCTGTGATTTCGTTCTGCTTGGCGACGCGCCGCGCGCCGAGCGTCGTGATCACTAGCTGAAGCGTGGTCAGCTGGATTTGGAGGCTGAGATCTTTGACGTTGGATATTTCGATGTCCATTTCAGTCTTTTGGTTCGAAACCGCTGCATCCATCAGCCACCAAGATTCCGTCTTGCATGTAGTGCATATGCTCAGTAAACGGGCAATTCTTACAGAACGTCGGAGCTGGCGTTGGCTCTTTCCAGTCCTTCAACTCCTGTTCCAGAGCTTGCGCGAAACGCTCACGTTGCCCGCCGTCGCTCGGGACCCAATGAGAAGCCCATTGAACTAACGACTCTTTTGTCATCATGATTCACGCCCTTTTCGGATCGAACCGCCGGTGACCAACCTTGGAGAGCACGACGCGCGCGGCGGGATTGGCGGCGTGCGCCATCAGCGTCAGGCGCACGTCATCCGCAAACACTATGACGCGCTCGCCCCCATTCACGCCTTCCGCGCGCGGCACGTCCTCGACCAAGACTTCAACGCGCCGGAAGTCCTGCGGACGAGCGACGGAGTATTGAATCGTCAGGCGTTCATCCGAACAGGCCCCGCACTCCGCGCACTCGGCGACTGAGCGGTGGCCACTGGCGATAGTAACGCCCGAGACGGACGCTTGGAACCGGGCATCGCCACTGAGACGAAGCCATTCGCGCGCCTGCTCCGCGTCCGACAGGTCCAGCGACCTGGTCCTGCCGTCCTTGGTGTGAATTCGCAGCACTTAGACCTCGGAAGAGGCCGGCGCGGATCAGCTGATCGAAGGCGAAACGGGCGGCGGAAGGTCGGACTTCTTCGCCAACTTCGGCGAAGGCTCCGACGGTTTCTCTGGCTTCGCTTCCGGAGCCGGATCGTCCGCGAGCAAGAGCAGGTTATTGAAGACCTTGCTCGCGTTGCTCTTCAACCAGCTAAATTCGTCGGCAGAGAGAACCATCGTCCCGCCCGGCCGGAAGTGCAGAGCGCCCTCGGCGGACCGATCGAACGCGCGGGTGATCACGTCACCGTCCTTCGTCTTCTCGGCCGTGTCGATGACCAACGGCAAGCCCTCTACTTGGCAGGGCTGCGCTGTTTGCTTGTACTGAACTACCGGCATGGGTCGGACTCCTAAACGTGGTCTGTGCCAGCTATCAGCCGGCGTCTTGGGCGTCGAGGGCGAGCTTGATCAGGGCGGCCTTGTCGGCGCCCTCGGGCACTTCATAGCCCATCGTGTCGATCAGCTCTGCGATCGCCTTCGGCGTCAGCTCTTCGAGGGTTTCGGCCGTGAGCCGACCGTCCACCGGATCGTCGGGCGGCGGGGGCGCGGTCTTCGGCGTCTTCTTCTTCGCGCCACCCTTCACCGCCGCGAGCTCCGCGCGGGGCGCCGTCTTCGCCGTCTTCGCGACGACGGGCGGCTCCCCTTCGAGGTACTCGACTGAGAAGTGGGGTTGCTTCTCGAAATACAGGATGTCATTCGGCTCGATCAGGATTTTCGCCTCACCACGCGCGAACTTGTGGCCGCCCCCGTCATACGTAACGGGGCCGGTGTCCATCAGAGAAACTCTTGCTTTTGCCATTCTTGTGCTTCCTTCAGCCAATCAAAGTGGCCCACTACAAAACGCTTGGCGGTTTCCCGCAAGCCTAACAGAAACGACTATCAGACGCCGATGCCGATGTTGCGCACCTTCACGATGGCCGTCAGCTCTTCGAACTGGACCGCGACCTTTGCCGTGATGGCGTACTGGTTCACGCCCTTGAAGATGTCGCGGTCCTTCTCGATGCGCAGGTCGCGCCCGATGCCGACGATGAAGTTGTTCTGGTGCGTCAGAATCAACTGCGGATACGCCAGGTACGTCACCTTCACCGTCGCGCCCGAGCTGATGCCCGCGCCGACGCGAACGATCGTGCCCGCGTTGTAGTCGATGGTGTAGTCGGTGTTCTCGATGAACGCCGTGGTGGGTTGGGCGCCGAGCGTCGACAGGACCACGGACACGCTTCCGGGAACGATCGGCCCGTTCTTCAGCGCCGTGGGAACGGTCGTGCCGGTGACGACGACATGCTCCACGGTCAGGGGCTCGAACCCCATCAGCGGAACCGGCACCGCGGGGATGCCGAACGGGCCGGCGATCGAGCCGTCCGTGCCGTTCACCGCGCTGTCGCCGAGGGGCGTCGCGCGCGTGGCGAGCTTCTCCTGGTACAGCTGCCAGAGGTCCGGGCTCATCAACCAGCGGAGTTGCGCCTTGTTGCGGCGGAACTTCGTCGGCAGCGCGCGGATCGCCTTCGAGAAGATGCTGAGGCCGATGTTCGCGCCGCCCGCGTCCACCACGTTCGCACCGTCCGCGAGCAAGTTCCAACCATCCGCCATGGCCAAGTACGTGTCTTTCACGTACTGGGTCGTGGAGCCGCCGTCGAGCATGTCGCTCTGCAGGCGGGCGGGGCCGAGCTTGTTGCCGTTGATGTACAGGTCTTCCAAGTCGTTGGAGAGCTGCGTCGCCATCAGGCGGATGATCGTTTCTTCGATCGAGTCGCCTTCGATGTTGATCTCGCGGAAGTTGTCCCCGATCTCGAACGGCACCATCAGCTCGCTCGGGGTGAGCGTGATCTTCGAGGTGGAGATGCCGCGGCGAACGTTCGGATCCGCGGCTTCCGCCTTCGGCACCGCCATGCGGCGGCCGACCGACTCGTCCACGACATAGTCGATGAACTTGTCGCTCTGGGCAGGGTTGAGCTTGCCCGCGGTCGAAAGGGTGTCTGCGACGATTGCGGCCTTTTCGACCAGCTCTTGGTTGTTCAAGTTGCCCATGTGGAGTCTTCCTTTTTCTTCCTGTTAGCGAATACGACTTGGAGGGTCTTGTCAACCCAGTTTCAGATTACGCCGCCCCAGAGCGACTTGCTCTTGGAGACCTTCGATTCGGTGCCGCCCTCGCCTTCGAGGCTGTTGGAAGCGGGGCGTGCTTTCTTCACCGCTTCGAGCTCAGCGGCGAGCGGCGCGACGGCGGCTGCGATGCCGTCTTGGATGGCCTTGGTGACCTTGGCCTCGTCCCAGACAGGCTCGGCTGCCTTGGAGACGGATTGCGTCTTGTCGCCGAGCAGCGACTGGACGCCGGACGGACCGAAGCCCGAGCTCGCGGGCATCTTCACCGGCGGCTGCGTGCCCTCTTCGATTTCGTCGATCATCGCCTTCAGAATCTCCTGCGCCTTCTTCAGGTTGGCGAGGCGGCTCTTGGTGATGTGCTTGGCTTTTTCCACCGAGAAGTCCTCGTAAGACTTCGAGATGGCGGCCATCAGCATGTCCACCGGGTCGTCCGAAACGGCTTCGGACTTCTTGGCCTTCTTGGGCTTCGGCTTGTCGCCTTCGGCCGCCGCTTCCTCGTCCGACTCGTCCGCTTCTTCCTCGGCGGAGCCCTCCATCGGGGGCTTCTTCGCTTTGGCGACGGGCGGCTGTTGATTCTGGAACTTCGCGTTGGCGTCGAGGCCGAATTGCTTCTGGAGCTTCGACATCGCCGCGTCGTAGTCTTCCTTCTTCAAGCCAATCGCCTTCATCATCGCACCGACGGTGGGCGTCTTGCCCTTGGTGACGTCGTCTTCGTCCGTCGCCAATTGGAGGACGGCAGCGCCGGGCGACATGGCGGTCTTGATCGTGCTGACGATAGAGGCCACGTGCTCCAGGGCTTTCGCGACGTGTTCGCCTTCGCCCGAGTTGGTTTCTTCGGTGACAGTCTCGCCAGCGGCATTCTTTCCAGACATCTGATTCTCCTGAGCTTTTGTGACCAAAAATTGGATCTCATTCGCGGGGCTGTCGACCAGGCTGACCTCGCCAACGTCTAGGCTGACGAATCTACGTTTGGGCTGTTTCACTTCAAAGCCCCCGGTGTTTTCGTCAGGTCTTTCACTTTTGCCTTGCCGCCGATGCTAAAGCCGCCAATGGAGCCGTCCTTAACCTTCGCCCAAAGCTTAGAGTCCAACACCTTCACCGTCATAACCCAAGAGCCCGCCTTCACGATCCGAGTGCCGAGCGCGAATTCAATCGGCGCCACGTAGCACTCCACCAAGTCCATCTTCCCCTTTGGAAACGACTTGTGCTGAAGTCCGAGTTTGGTTGATTTGTTGTAGTTGGCGAGGTAGTCGTACGCGGCCGCCCGAATCACGTCAGCGTCGTAGATGTCGCCTTGGGCATCGGTGACTTCCGGTTGGAGAACGATGCCCGTGACGGTTTGCTGCTCGTCGACCGCTTTGGCGATCTCGACGAACATTGACTTTTCGGTCGCGTCCTCGTCGACCAATTCGTCATCGCACTTGCAGGAAGCGGCATCGGCGGACTTTCCGCAGCCACACTTTTCCTCTTTCTTGCCCTTCGGTCCCTTCGCATAGTTCTGGGCCGTGGCAAGCTTTCCGCCCCCAGCGAGGGCGGAAGAGTCGATTTTTTGTACAACGCTTTTACCGAATAGATCGCTGAGTTGCGAGTCTATGTCACGGATATGGGCGGTGATCGACACGCCCTAAAGAATATGAGAATCGTGGATGAGTTGCCTAGTCGCCGGAACCTAAGGCGTCGAAATCCATCGACTCTTCCGAGATGTCGACGGTGGTGCGACACTCTTGGTGAAAGGGCGGGAAGGCTTGGCCGGCGGCAGCTAAAACGTCCGCCCCCTTCGCCAGCATCTCGAGCACTTCTTTGGGCGGTAGGAATGGCTTGGCGGCGCGGTACTCGTCGGGCGTTGTCGCCTTAGCGAGCTCCTGCATGTTGGCGATGCCTTGTTCGGTGGTGAACACCGTCCCATTCAACTCATGGCATAGTTCCGTCGTTCGTTCGTCGTCCGGATTCACCAACTCGTAGCTTTCGATTCCGAGGTTCGCGAACGATTGGATCTGCCCTTGGACACGAACGTTGGTGATCGCGTTGGCGGCCAAGCCTTCGAAGTACCGCGTGGCCGTGCCGTTGTAGCCGGATGGAATGGCGATGTTGCCGAGGGCTTCCGAAACGGCGTCGGCGACGGCTTGGGCCACGTCGCTCGCCGAGAGTCCCAACGCCACCGCGTCTTTCAAGGCCGCGTTCACCGTCGGCGCCACGTTCTCGTACACCTCACCAATCCACATCATCTCTTGCTTGGATAGTTGCTCGATTGCCTTTTCGTCAGCCAACCCGAATTTGAAGGCAATCGACGCCTTGGGCGACGGACTGGCCTTCTTCACTTTCGGCTCCGCCGGCATCACGTACTGAAGTGAGGCGGTCGTCTTTCCGGTCCCTTTGTCGTGGCCCGCGCGGCGCGCGAGCTTGTACGCGCTCGCCACCAATGCGGAATACCCCGGCTTCACGTCGCCGGCCCAGCGTTTCATTATGGTGTCGACGCCGGAGCTCGCGTCCGCGACGGACTTTCCGTTGGCGATGATCTTGGCTGCCGTGTCGGCGGCCGCTTTCGAACGCACCTTCCACTTGTCGGCCAGCAGCCGCCGCGCTCGAATCTCGAGCCGAGCGATCTTGGCCACGTTGGAGATGGAAAGGGCCTTCGCCACTTCGGCGTCCGTCGCACGGAGTAGCTGATCGATCAAGTCCAGCTTTGCGCAGCCGCACTTCGCGATCATCACGCCGCGAATCGTTTCGCGGTCCTTCACTCGTCGCTCTGCTGCGAGCGCCAGAGCGCCTCGACGGACTTCTGCAACCCCATCAACTTCTTCGCGATCGTCACTTCATCGGTCTCGTCGTCGATGCCGAGGTCGAGGTTGTCGTCGCCGAACATGATGCCCAATGCCTTCAACGCCGTAATCTGTTGTCCAGGCTCGGCCGGGTCCGCCATGTTCTTGACCGCCTGGGCCATAGTCATGGAGTAGGGAACGTCCGCGGGGAAGTTCGCGGGGAAGTCCGGCAGCTCCTCGGTCAAGATCGACTGCATGACATTCCGGGCGATGCGGGGCGTGATGCCGCCAGTCTTCTCCGCCGCCGCGAGCATCTTCACCAGCAGTTGGTTATCGGTAGTATTGGGCGTGGCGGACTTGTATTTGTGATAGACGATGCCCATTTCCGGAAAGATGCGCCGATTGAAGATGGCGTCGAATTCGTCCCGTTGGGGCGCGAACACCTGCTCATCGGCGAGGCGCCGGCTGGATTCGGCCGTGGACTTCGAGTAGTCGTCCGAACGCCCCACGAAGATCGGCGGGAGCCGGAAGGCGCGCCGAATCTTGTCTTGGTTGTTCTTGGAGTAGTCCTGAAACAGTGCGTCTTTATGCTGATTTGCGGTTAGCGGCTTGATGTCGATCTTGACCTGGCCGCCGTCCTCGCCTTCGTCACCGAAGGGCTCCGCCTCGACGATCAAGAACTTTGAGTAATTGTCAGATCCTTGGATCTGGCTCTCAACGAACGACTCCATGCGGGCGATCGTGCCGGGCGTGAGTTGGCCGTTGGAGACGCACACCACCATCGACGGGATGTTGTTGTTGCGAAAGGTGATGTAGTTCACCTCTTCGGACGCGCGGTCGCCGAAAATGGAAAGCAGGTTGCCGATGAACCGTGGAAGTCCGTACGGCGACCGCGCTGAATACAGCTTTTCGTGGATCATTTCCGAAGCCAGCATGTTGTCGGGCACCGGCCTGTTCGGGGCTTCGTATTCGCCGGTTTCCTTGTGTAGGCGGCGCGTGTCGCCGAATTCTTTGAACCAGCGAACCTTCGCGCTCTCCATCGTCGACAACTGGCGGCGGTAGATGGCGCGCGATTGAACGAAGCGACGGAATCGACGCCACTCTTTTTGGGTCTTAATCTTCATCGACCCGTCAGGTTGCATCTCGGCAATCTTCCGATCGACCAAGATCGCATCGTCATCCACCCGGCCGAGTCGGATCTGATGCGCTGGGCAGTGGAAGAATCCCGAGATCCGGCCGTCCGCGTCACGCTGGATCTCGAAGTAGCAGTTGCCGGTGGACTCTTTGTCTCGACGAAGGCGGCTCCGGAAGTTGACGAACGATTCTTCCGTGCAATACGTGAAGAAATTGGTCAACATCGCGAATTCGGCCTGGGCCGCGAGCTCGTCCGGAGACGGCGTCTCGGGCTCCTTCTCGGAAACGTCCGCGCCGGGGGCCGTCTCCTGGGTGTCGTCCTTCATCAGCCGCGAGATGAAGCGGTGTCCGTAGCCGTCGATGTTGGTTTCCATTGCTTCGAGGCACTGGCCGAGCTCGCTATTGTGCTCCGCGAGCATCGCCAACGTGAGCATGTCGAAGGGCGGCTCGATGACGCGGCCTGCCTGCGTCAGTGAGCTCCATACTTCATCGGGCAAGATCTGGGACTCGCCGGGGTCGGCCTTTCCGTCGGTGAGTCCCGAGGCCTTAGTAATCTCGACGACAGTGGCTTTCTGGCCGTTGACCTCGATCACTTTGGCATGCACAGTGCGTAGCGCGCGGTGCGTGGCCTTGTTGGATGAGGCGTTGGCGTCGACGAATGAAATGTTGTTTTCGGCCATTAGATCAATCCTGGTTCTTTCTCTCGCTTCGAGCGGCGCGAGACGCGCGAAACGCGCACGCAATGGTCGAAAGCATCGAAAATGTCGTCGTGGATGTGATTCGGGAACAGAACCATGTGTTCAACGACAAGATCATGAAGGTTCTTCTTGAAGAATACCTTCTTTTCCTCGAACGTAGGGCTCAATTTCCATGCCCTCGTTATTTTGTCCTTGTCGGTGTTGATGGCGCGGAGGCGAATGTCCGGTTCCTCTTCTTTGACCTTCTGGTATTGAGCCTTCTGGTAAGCGTTGGTTTCGATGCCGATTCGAATCGGATCCCATCGCTTCGAGAATTCGCGGATCTTTGCGGTCTGCGCTGAGAAGCGCAGCTGATCCTCGAAGAAGTCCAACACGTAATAGGCCGACCGCGTGGGCGTGACGCCGATGACGATGATGGCGAATTTGTCACCGGACTCTTCTTCGCTGATCGCGAGGTCGACGCCCATGAACACGCGGAGTGTCTTCGTGTCCGGATACTCGGATTCCTCGATCTGCTGGCAATCGTCGAACTGGAAGATCTCACCCTTCATTGCCTCGGTGTCGCACTGGTACTGGGCGTTGAAGATGATGAGGCCGGCCTTCTTCTTCTTTTCCAGAAACCAACGCACCGGGTACTTCGACGGCCAAGGCGACATCCCGTCCTTCAGGCCCGGGATGATCTGGTGGTGTTCCTTCAGTTCTTTGCTGATTAGATGCCCGTTCAGGTCATCGTAGTGGTAACTGGTGCCCTGTCGGTGGTGCTCGCCACGGTGTGGCACGTCGCGGTCCGGCGGCTCCAACGTCGGGTCGAGCGTCTGGTAGTACCAGGTGCGCACCTTGTCGCGCTGCAGCTTCGTGCGCGAATTGTCCTCGTCGATCAAGTCGTCGCTGATGATCACGTCGTAGTGCTTTGACACGATCGTCGCCTCGACGCCGACGCACGTGATGGAAGCCTCTTTGTTCGGCTTCGTCCGCGGCAGCACCTCGATCTCGCCCTGGTCCCACTTCGACACCTTCCGCGCGTCGTAGTACTGGCCGAAGAGTTCCTCGAGCAGTTGGTTGCCTTCGAAGTGGTTCTTGATCTCTTTCAAGAACCCTTGGGCGTTGCCTTGTGTTTTCGAGCCAATCAAGATCCGAAGGTTCGGATCCAACAGCAATAGGTGGATGCACTTCGTGATCGTGCAGCCGGTCGACTTCCCCGCGCCACGGAAAGCGAGCTGCAGATTGTCGGGATGCTCGAACTGGAACTTCAGCATCCGAAGATGCATCGGCTGGAACTTCAAGCCAAGAACGACTTCCCCGAGGATGTCGATCCGGTTGTTCTTGATGATCTGACGACGCAACCACTCGTTGCTCATATCGCGGCAACGCTTGTAGTATTCGACGAGGTCGCCGCGCTCCGCGGACTTCAACGCACGCGCGGTCGGGATCGGAGGAGTCGCCGGATGGATGAGCGTATGTTTCATGGCCGATTAAGCCATTATCGTAAACACTCGTCCGGAAAGCGAGCTCAGATGGCTTCTTGCTCGGGGAAACCCGAACAGAAGATGGCCACGCCTTCGGTGCCCGCGGGCGCGCTCGTCAACTCGATCATGACCGCACGACCGTTGTTCTGAACAGAGAATTCGTACGGCGCCCCGGCCCCGGCTCCCGTCAACGTGACATCGGGATTGGACTTGATCCAGATGCCTTTTTTCGGGTACCAATAGCGCACCCGAATGGAGGGATTGGTCGTCACGGCAGCAGCGACAGCCGTGAAGTCGTCGCCGACAGGACGAGCCGCGACGTTCACAGGGATGACTTGGAAGTTGAGCCACTTGTAGTTGCGGCCGTTGATGCCGCAACTTTGGTCCAGCAACTGCGCCGCTCCATCGGCCGCCGCCAAGAAGCGATATAACACGTATTCGGGGGCGCGGAGCGGTGATTGCATTGTTGGGTTCCCTACGACTAATTGGACGAAGTGCTCGGAGTCGAACCGAGCATCGGTCCTCTTCGGCCGGAGCTCCGACGAAAGAGGTGCATTGCCTATATGCTAACTTCGTGGGGTTCTACCCCAGGAATCACTCTTCGGCGCGGTAGAAGATGACGTCCGCCGCGTTGAAGAAGGCGTCGGTGTCGACCTGGAAGCCGTTAGCCACCGGGGTGACGCCACCCGTCGTGACGTACGCTTCGTCTTCCGTACCGGTTCCGGTGTCCACGTCCTTGAACAAGGCGCCGTTGGGCATGGAATCGATCCAAATCCCGCGGGCCTTCGTGGTCGTGTTGAGCAGCTCGACCTTGCGGGGCGAGAACAAGAGGGTGAGAATCTGCTGGCCGGCCGCGCCCGTGGCTACGAACGACCCGTTGACTGCGCGACGATTACCTGAGGACATTGAAAAACTCCTTCGGGCCTCGGCCCTAACGAGTGAAAGCCTAACGCCCGACAGTTCCCGGGGGAAGCCGAGGCGTTTCCTTGAACATGGGCAGCTGGCGATGGCGTTCGGTGATCTGCTTCTTCCGATCGCCGTGGGCTAAGAACCCGACGATAGATTTACGCTTGGCAACGTAGCACAATTCACAACTTTCGCATGTCACATCGTCCCGCGTCTGCGCTGGACAAACGACGACGTGCCGGCCGTCGGGCGTCCGGATCCCGCGTGTCGGGGCATTGTGATCCAGAACGACCACGACCGGCAACCCAAGCGCGGCCTTCTGGTCCGCTTCGGACAGTGAATCCGCCGACGCATTCACTGTAAAACCCAGGCGATTGGCCTGGAGCATCAGGAACACGTTCTGCTCCGTGAGGGGTTTATGCGTGTAGGTGAAGCCGCGCTTCCCGCGGTTCGCGCGGAGTAGTTGCTTGAAGAGATTGACGTCGATCTCTTCGTCGTCGCCCGGCAGGTCGCCGGCTTCGTTGTGGCGCCACAGTTGTCCGGCTGGGAGCGCGACGACGGCGGAGATGAACGTGCTCCAGAGCAACCCTTTCCCCTTTGAGATGCGTCGCCAATGCATGGAAACCATGTGCTGCTCGGCGTAGCAGCCGCGTCCATACAGCGGGCAGGACCGGGGACAAGTCCGCGCGCTCGTCATCGACACCGGGATCGGCCCGGTCTTTCGATTGCCGCTGCGGACCACGAACGAAACGCGCAGTGGACCGTCGTTCGGGATGTTTTTTCGTGGATTGGTGGCTTGCTCGCGCTCGTCGAGCGGCTTCTTTTCCCAGTTCGCGTACTTCTTCGAGCACACGCCACATCGAAGCGTGAAATTCCCGCGCGCGCCGCGGAAATGAATCGTCTTCTTCCAACGCCAGCATTGCGTGCAGCGACGTTCTTTATGGCCAGTTCCGTGGCACGTTTCACACGTTCTCAACACGAACGTGACATGCGCCGAGCAATCCGGATGATCGCATGGCTTGAACATGGGACGATTCTTCAGCGGGTTTTTGTTCATCGTTTCGGTGACTTCTTGGACTTCTTCTTGCGGGGCGCGAGCGCTTCCGCCTTTGCCTTGCGACGCAACTCCTCGTCGAGGTCTTCTTCATCATCGAGCTCTTCGCCGTCGGCCACGACATCGCTCGGATCGGGCCGGATGAATTCCGGGTCGCCGTAGTGCGTCGGGGAGTCCGGCAGCTCGAGAAACCCGCCGTCGCCGAACTTAGACAGGAGCTCGCGCGTCAACTTGCCATGGCTGACGATCTCTTTCTTCAAATCTTCAGCGGACATGTCCCCGATGATCAGACCGGCCACGATCTCCTTGCGCTCGGGGGTCTTCTTGATGAAGCCGAAGTCGTGTCCCCGGTCGATGATCTTGTCGAGCAGGTCGCTTCTCAACCGATACGCGCCGACGAGCGCGTTGTATTGGCTCTTGGAGTCCAAGTCCTTCGCCAGCTTGTCGAGTGCGCGGATCGTTGCCCGCTGCTCCATCACGTACTCCACGTACGTATGCTCACGAGACCGACCGCGCACTTCCTCCGACTTCAAGTCCAGAAGGAATTTGCGGGCTTCTTCATATTGATCGAAGGTATAGGCCAGTGCGTCCATGATTTCTTCGCGCGTATCACCATTCATGATGCGCGTTTCGATGTTCACGGCGACTTCGAGCAACTCCGCGCGGCTGAGCGCGCGGTCGATCTTCAGTGGCTTTGGCATGGTGGTGAGAGAATAGCTGAAAGAATCGATCAGCGGCCCGGGAGAATGATCTTTGGCACGGGCGCTTCGTCATCGATTGGGCGAATCAACAATGATAGATGTCGAATCTGAGGCTTGCCGTCGGGCGACATGCCGTAAATCTGGGCCGAGTGCGAAATCACCTTGTAGCCGTGCGTCTTCAACTCGTCCATGCACGCGCTGATGTACAACGATGACGTGCCGATGCAATCGATGTTGCAATTTAGCTCGCCGCCGGAGGCGCCGTGCTCCCGAGTGAAATTCACCCACTGCAGTACGTTCTCTTTGGCTTGGAGTGTGGGGTTCATTCTTCAATCCGTCCTTTCAGTTTTTCCGGCAGGGGCCGTTCCGTCGCGAGCGCGAGCAACGCCTCCACTTCGATGTTGTTTAGACCGAACGATTTACGTGCCGCGCTGTTCGAGCCGCTGCTTAGAAACATGGACTGGACGCGCGCTGCCAAGACCATTCGTTCTTCCATGATTATTCGGGCGATCGTGATCGGCGTGACGGAGAGCTTCCGGGCCAAGCGGACGTTGGTCCAGTTTTTACGCTTCTTCACGTCCATGATCCAGGCTCGGATCTCGGGCGTGATCTTCGTCTTCGACGCCCGCTCCACCGGCGCGGAGCCGAGCTTTTTGAAACTCTCGCCGGTGGCCAACCGATACACGGTCATGTACGGCAAGCCCTCGCGCTTCGCGATTGCGCCCACGTCCGACGGTGAGGCGATCTGTTGCCGAAGCTCAGCCGCCCTTTCCGGTGACAGTGGGGCGCGTCGCATAGACGCCGCGGGCGAGTGACGGGTGGCCTTCGTTGGGGAAGATGAGTTGGGTTTGCTTTTTTTCAGGGACAAATTTCACCTTCGAACAGATTCCGGACAGTAAACGCAACTCGAGCAAGAAATCTGGTTCCCAGAGCTGGGATTCGGCCTTTCGGACGAATTTTCCGCTGTGAACCTCGAGCAACCCCCAACCCCACGCCTCGGCCTCGCCGGCCGTGAGGATGCTGGGTGGGGTGATGTAGGTGCGGAGCACACCCAGGCCGCCACGAGATTGCTTTCTGAATAGCTTTCGGTCGCGGCGTGACCATTCGTCCAGCAGGTCCTTACGGCACGTCTTCGCCTCCATCAAGACCGACTGCCCGCTGGCCATCCAACCGATCGCGTCCGGCCGCTCTTCGGCGATGCCGGTTGTGGTGTGGAAGACGCAGACGCGCTTCAGGTAGCGCTTGGCATGCTCGACGAGGTGAGAGTGCTTCACGGCGACTTGATCAAGGTAACCAGGACCTGACGAACAAAATGCCTCATCTCGGAGCTCGGCGCGATAGGTCCACGCTCCAACATGTAGTTGATCAACAGTTTCGTCGCCTCGTCCAGAGTGCCGTTCGACGGGCGCTGCGCATTCCAACGCCGGACTACCTCCGCGCATCCGAGGCACCAGGCGCGAGAGCTGATGCACGTGTGCTCAACTTGATCAGATCGAGCAAAATTGTCGTATAAAGCGGTCTTCAAATCCATGGGTGTGCTTTTAATAGGTTAGGCGCCGACGGTTCATGCGGCTGAGTCGAAGGAATATCGATAGCGAAGTAATCGGTTAAAAGTGCGACGTAATACGGATATTTGTGGGTAGTAATATCGATAGCTTGGGTTTCGACGATGAAAATGCACCCAAAAACGACTTCCACAACCAACGTGTATCTGTATTACGTCGCGCTAGTTGTTACGTCGCGGGGCAGAGCAACTGCGTCACGCGGAAGAGCGAAAGGCGGGCCGCCTTCGGCAGGCGCACGCGCGACGCGAGCAGGGCGTTGACTTCACGAAGGGCCGCGCCCGTGTTGGGCTTCGCCGACGGCTTCGGCATCCGGATGTACGGGACTCGGCGGATGGCCTTTCGGACGCCGCTGCGCGTCTTCGAGTCCTTCAACAGCGCGGCCGCGGGCGTCACGATCATCGCGCCCCATTCCAACGTCTTCAACGCGATGGCCGCGTCGGCGCGCGCCCGCGGATAGCTCGGCCGTTCGATGCGTAGGACGTAGCGCCCGTTCAGCTTCACCATCCAATCGACCGCCCCGGCTGCGGGCGTCGACACCGTCGAAGTTTCGTCTGCTCCGTATTTCACAGTTGCTCCTTGATCTTGTTCTTGATGGATTCGATCTCGACGCCGATCGGCGCGAGCTCCGCCGTGAGAACATCGGCGCGCGCCCTCAATTCACCGAGTCGGGCCGCTAGTTGCTCCAACTCGGATCGCTCGGCCGGAACGGGCACGGTCTTGTCGGCTGCGGCGACCGCGGCGTACGACTCGGAAATCTGCTTTTGTGTGATCTGCGGCATTGGCAATTCATGTTGCTGCTGAAGTGATGTGCCGTCGCGAAGCTCGAGCAACTTGCCGAGGTCTATGTTCAGACTTTCGCTAATGGCGATCAGCACGTCATCATTCGGCCGTAGCACCGCCAACTCCAAACGCCCGATGCGCTTCGGATCGATGTTCAGGATGGCGGCCATCTGGTCTTGGGTCTTGGCGCGGCGGAGTCGTTCGGCGCGAATGAACGCCGCGAACGGCGTGATGTTATGGTGATTCCGAGTCTTTCGTTCGCCCATCGGGCCGCGCGTCGAATAGCGCGGCTGTTCCGCTTCGCAGGGTTGCGCGGCGGCCGGCGCGCTGTTTTGGACGACTGAGAGAACGACCGCGTTTTTCGGCAGCGACTCCTCAGCTTGTGTTTTGTAACTGGAATCAAAAGTAATGTTGCTATTTTCCAATTTCTTCTGTTCCAACCACTTCGGATCGAGCACCGGCGTTCCGATCGTCTTCGTCGTGCGCTGCACCCCGTGCCGCGGAAACGGACGCAGGTCGTTGAAGAAGACATGGTGTTGGCGGCCGTCGGAGTTGTTCGTCACGTTCGCGCCCCGGCGCGTTGGCGAATCGACTCGAGCTCCAATCCAGCTCTCCTTCGTTCCGTGCCGAAGGCGGATCTCGACGGCTTGTCCCTTCCAATATTCGTCTTTCATGGCCTGTTTCATTCTTCCTTTTTGCTCCTAAGAAACTCTGCAATTTCCGATAGAGATGCGAAAGCACGCGAGAATCCGCTGGCTAGTGTCAACTTGATTCCTTCCGAATCACCATCCATCTTCCTGCCCGGAACCTTGTCTAGCCACTGCTGGATGGTATTTAGATCGCCGGTTGCTAAAACGATAGAGGCCTTTGGCGGATGCGGACTTGTGTGGACGCCCATTCTGCCTGGACAGGTCGGCGCACGAACTTTCAACCATTTCCCGGCAATGAAATATTGCGTCATGCCCGAGTCTTCGGTCACCGGCAACGCGCGCCGATGAAGACCGCAGTCAACGCAAACACTTTCGGACTTGGTGTGATTCTTACGGTTCCAGCGGTGGCGCTTCTCCGGCCGGTGCCCGGGACGAGGCGAACGATCATACCCGCCCATCACCCGCCCCCACTGGTGGCTTTGCGGGCGCGCTCGGCGGTTAGCCATCGATCGAGAGCGGCGCCGTATGCTGTGTCACGCACCAAGCCCAGCTCGTGCGACGCTGTTAGTATTCGCGCCCCTTCCTCCAGATGTGCCCGCTCGGCCTGTTGCTGCTCCAGCTCCGCCACCCGCGCATTGGCCTCAGCGCGGGCGGCAACCAACATGTCGTAGCTGGCGAGCTTGGGATCCAACTCGGCGATGCGGGCGCGAATCCGTTCGCAGGCAGCATGCGCCGGGTGCTCGGAGTGCAGCTCGTCGCCGACGGTTTGCCAGACTAGCTCCATGTCGGCTTGGTATTGGTCAGCCATTCATCCCTCCTTCGCTTGCAGGCGTCGCTCGAGTTCGGAGAGGACATCTTTCAGCACATACCAAGCATGCTCGTTTTCCATCACCGGTTGCGGGTCGACAATGAACATCACCGCCAAGCCAAGCAGGTCGTGCGCCTCCTTGGCTTTAGCAACCAGCTCCGCGTTCGTCGGCTTCAGCTCGGGGTGCTCCGCTGGTTCTGCCAGATTCACGCGACCGATGATCGCATGCAACTGCGACATGGCCTCACGAGCCTTGAAACCGTGATGGCGAATGCCGGCTGATATGCTCGGCAACAGGTCCCCCACATCTTCTGCGAGCGTCTTGGCGTCGATGGTCGCGCGCTCCGCCCTCTGCGGTTCGGCTTGTGGCTCGGGACTGGGCGGGGTTGAGGCGGCGGGAATGGCGGCGCGGATTGCTAGCAGCTCGCGCTCGATGTAGCGAATGCAATTAGCGAGAGCCCATGTCCCAAGATTTAGATCCTGGTGGTCCGCGCGAGAGACGTGTGTCATTCGCAGTAGGTACTGCCGATTCAGTCCGCGCTCTTGAATCACCGCGAGCGTCATTTCAAACCGCAGCACGCCGAAATCGACGAACCATGCCTCGCGGTTCGATTCGGCCCGTGTCATCTCCACCCCGAGCACCCTCGGAGCCTCCTCACGGTCTGCGGCGCTCATTTGCAGCACCACAAATCTCCGCGATCGTTCCCGACCGGCAGCGAGCAAACGTCCGGCGCCGGATTCGAACGGGGCGCCGAGCAGAGGATCAGGTACTGGCCCGCGTCGCACGAGGGCTGCGCCGGAACGTCCCTCAGCTGGCAGGCCACATCTTCGTCGTCGTGAACGTCGAGCGAGCAGCCCGCTGCCAACGCGAACAACGCCCAAGACCAACGGATGCTCATTTCGGCTCCTTCCGCCAGTCGTCGCCCGTTCCATCCCAAGTCACGTCGCCGCCGTCGACGAAGTGACGATGGCGAAGGCCGCGATGGGGCGCGGCAAGGTCACAGCGCAGCCCGCTTGGGCTGATGCCCTCGCAGCGGGCCTTCGTCGGCGTCGAGCTTCCCATGGCATCGAAAATCCGTTCCATCTCGGTGTCGGGGATGATTCGTTTGCCATTGGACAGTTGGTAGACTTGAATCTCCAATCCGTCCAGCATGGGCATTTTCATCTTTCCGGAGTGCGTGACGAAGGGAAGCACGGTGGCGCCCGGGCCCGGGCCCGGCTCGGGTTTCCAATCGACGTTGTCGAGCAACGTCTCGATCACGGTCTTCTTTTGATCAGTCATTTCATCTTTCCCAAAGGAAAAAGTTTAGGTTGGAAGTTGGTCATTCTTGGTGTTCCGCACGAATTGCAAGGCGCCTTGTATCCGCGACTTTCGCCGTTTTCGGAGTGGACACAATCTTTGCAATCGCCGAGCGGCGCGATGACGTCGGGTACGACCCCGGCGAGCCCGAAGAGAAGATTCCATGCTTATCCGGTTAGCTCCCAATTGGGCCTCCGGCTGCGGGCCATCCGCAAAAGAAGATCGCGAAACTGGATCGGGGTCGAAAGATTCTCGCGCGTGTGCAGGCGCGTCGCGTTGACGACGGGCGCCACGCGGTCGCGTTTTTCTGCGCGTTCGGCGGCGCTGTGGAATCCGTAGTCGAGCCGACTGCGCGGCTCCGGAATCGACCAATCAAGCGCCGGCAAGTCGACACCAACGGCGTAGAGCCAAGTGAGCTTACGCGCGCGGTGTCCGTAATGCCCCTGCGCGACGCAGCACACGTGCCCGCGCCCATCGCCCGCAGAGAGCCAGCCGGAGCGCCAAAGCGGCCTGGACAGCCCATGCGCCGCGAAAGCGTGACTCGCCTCAGGGTGCTCAAGCACACCGCCGCACCGCCGCAAGGGCGGACGCGAAGCACCCACCGTCGTCGCCTAGTTTTCGCCGCGTCTTGGCGCTTGGTCCGCCCGACCAATAGCGGCCCCAACGCTCACACGGCGGGTGCGCCACGACCGGATCGGAGCCCGTGTACAACCGAGCGTCGCGCGCTTGGTCCCACGGGTCGACAGTTGGCAATCCGAAATAGACACCTCCGCTCGCGACGAAAAGTGCGGCAATGCTATTCATTGGGAGCTAACCGGATAAGCATGGAAGATTCAACTCTTCGGGAGTCGTCTGAGGAAGTGATGTGGTGATGAAATTCCACTTACCGCCACCCATGTAGCCGGAGTAGCCGCCCTGGTTATCCCAACGCATTCTGAGCAGGACTCGCCGAAGCGCTTCGATCCCAGGGTGTTCTGGTTCTGATTTCGGATTCTTGATTCGCGGTAGCTCGCACCTGGAAGGCGGAAGGCCGAGCGACTTTGATTTCGACTTCTCAGCCATTGTGTTCGCTCCATGTGTTTAGGAAGCATTCCAACTTCGCGATGGTCGCTTCAAACTCCGCCGAGCGTTCCTCGGCCAACTCCAACATGCGTTCCCAAAGCACAGGGATCGCGCGCAGTGCCTCGATCCGCCGACCGCGAATGGTCTCGATCAACGGCACCATCGTCGACGTTTGGAGCTCGTCCGTGCCTGCCTTAAAAACCACCAGCATCCAAGCGTCCATTCGGCCGTTGACGTAGCGTTTCCAACCCAACGTCCAACCGTCGGCGAGCGCCGTGTAGACGGTGATACCCAGGTTTATCTTGCGCATCATTTCGTTCGTGCGCTCGATTATCAGATTCAGGCGCTTCGTCGCCTCGTCCATGCGGAACTTCGCGTCCAGCGCCCGCTCGACATGCGCGGGCGTGAGGCCGTCGTCATCTTTCTCGTCGTCCGTCATCGTGATTCCTTAACTATCTACAAACTTTGTTGAAGTAAAGAGAAAAAGTCTCAAGCCTTGCTGGCGCCGCCGAGGCCGTCTCCCTTCCGACAGGTATCGCAGCGGTCGTGCGGGTGGAAGGCGGCCCGCCAGCACGTCGCGCACTTCGAGTAGGCCGGCGTCTCGGCCGGCTCCAACTTCGGCTCCGCCGGTAGCGAATGGAAGAAGATGAACCAGGCGTTGAAGGCGTCGTCCAGCGCGGCCCCGGGCGTCTTCCCGCGCCCGGTCTTCATGCCGGGGTTGCTCCGGATGATCGCAACGAACAAGAACCCGGGCCGGTCCGGATAGTGCTCGACGCTGGCATCGAGGTGGCACGTTGGCGTGGGGACCGCGTCCCAGCGCCGGCCGCCCTCCGTGTTAGCGAAGGCGACTCCGCGCCAGCTGAACGTCTCGGAGGATTTCAACGGCGTCTCCGGCTCGGCTTGTTCTCGTTGTTGGCGATTCTGCTCTTTCGCGGTTTCTTGGGCTTCGAGCGCTTCTTAGTGGGCGACGACTCCTGGAGCTTGTGCTGGTCCCACAACGATTCCAAATAATTCCACATAGCCACATCGCACTCTTGGAAGGACAAGAACAACGCCTTGAAGTCTTGCTTGGACCAAGACCGCTGTCCGTAGGCGTTGTCTGGCTCGCCAACCTTCACCTCATTCCCGTCGACCTCGAACACCTCGACCAACTCGCCGGTGTACCGGCTGCGCCAGCGGCTGTTTTTCGCGATCTCTTGTTCGCGTTGTTCGGACGGGCCGGCGTCTGCATCCTGCTCGATGTGCACCTTCGGGCGAATGGAAAACGCGAGCTCGTCACCCGCATTCAACGCGACTCCGCGGAACGAAACGCTGAAGACGCCGGGCTCGAAGCCCTTCGCGGGCGGAACGGTCGGCCAGAGCGCGGCTTCCTTCTCCTTCACGTTGTGCTGGCCGCTCTGGTACGCGGCGACGAGCATCTCCACGAACCGATCGCCGTCACTCAAGAACCCGGCGTTGGTCGGACCGCCCGCCAACCACGTCTTCACGTCGTCATTCGCCATCGGCCACGCGAATAGGCGCGCGATTCGCTCGCGGTAGTCGCGCAGGTCCGCATCCGCCACGGGCAAGATCCGGGCGCGGAGCTCGGCGAGCGAGTCCAAGGCCTCCTTCAACTTCATCGTCACGCCCATCGGTTCCGTGTTCAGGTCCGTGCCGAGCAGGCGGCAGATGTCCTTCAGCCAACCCTTCAACGTCTTCTCGCGGTCTTCGAGCTCGGCGATGCGCTTCGTCTTGTCCTCTTCCTCCGCGCCCGCGCCCTCGAGCAGTTCAGCGCGCAACTTCGCGGCCGCGTCTCTGTAGCGGTCCTTGGTAGCGGAGGATTCGGCAATCCACAGTCGCGAGGCGCGATCTCCCTTCAACGCCGTCGTCGCCTGGAACAGCTTCTCGCCCGTCAACCTTTTCAGCGGCTGCATTGCTTCACGGATGCGGCCTTCGGTTAGATGAAGTTGGCGTTGGAGCTCCTCTGCTGTCTTGGCGATGATGTCGCGTTCGCTCGCCCAATACCACGCTGTCTTCCCTTTGTACAACTTGCAGACCTCGCCATCCGCTTCCGAGTCGTCAACACTGCCGACGGCCTTCGTCAATTCTGCAGCGAGCTCAATCACCTTCATTCGGTTGCTTTGGTCCAGGTCGTCGTAGTCGGCCCAGGGGACGACGCGGCGTAACGCCGAATACCGTCCGGGAAACGGAGACATGGCCGTTTTGAGCAACGCGGCATACACCACGCCGCCCGTCAGCCTTTTCATCGGTCTCGGTGGGTTGGGATAGGAAGGCTCTGAGCGCGACGCGCGTTTCGAGCCGACGGGAACGAACTTCCGGAGCGAGACGTTGGTGGCGGTGGCCAGTCGGTTCTTCGACCAATCATTGAAACGATTCCGGGCGTCCTCGGCTACGGGCGTGGCCACGTAGTTGGCCCCGTTTTCTACGACGTACACGGTCTGAATCTTCTTCATTCGGTTCTTTCCTCTATGGAAGTTTTCGAGTTGGCTCGAAGTAATACGGCTAGCGACGTAATAAGCGCTGACTCGCGGAATCGATCCCGGGAGCGAGCGCGTCGCGTTTCCTCGGTTTCCATACTCCCTTGCGCCGTTGGGGCCTACTAAAATCGGCGAAAATTACGATGGGTATGGTCTTTGGCCTTTTGCTCAACGAACCTGCATGGGCCTTGGACCATTGGGCCCTCGAATAGTTTGCGCAGTCGGGGCGGGCCACACATGGCGCCACGCACAGAAGCGCCATCGATTTGGACCACAGTGGGGCCCACCGCCTTCCATCCATCTGCCAATGCCGTTGGCAACGAGCGACAGCTTGGAAGCGCTAACAGGCCCCTGTACAGGCCGCTAGGGGACGACGCGGCGTAACGCCGAATACGTTGCGCTATTCTATACTAGACATCCATAAGTATATGTCGACAATAACCATTTAACGGTCGACAGGCCGAAGCGTAGGCCGACCGTCCGACGTAATAGGGATAGCGACGTAATAGGACTAGCGCGCTTAGTCTAGCTACGTAATAGGGATAGCGACGTAATAAGTATACTAAAGTAATAGGGATATAGGATACGACGGACGGCCCGCTTCCCGACTCCGCCTCTCCTACTCCCCGCCCCGTACGCGCGCGCCCGTAGAGTAGGGAGGGAGCGCCGGGGACGAGTAGAGGGAACGCTTCCGTAGGGCCCGCCTACGTAATACGGATAGTGACGTAATAGGGCTATCGCTCTAACCCACGAATCGTAGGCGAACCGCGCTACGGACCCGCCTACGTAATAGGGCTAGCGACGTAATAGGGCTAGCAACAAACGATGTCCTTTCCGAGCCCCATTCGGGCGCCGGAAGCGCGTTTGTCGTTGGGCGTTTCGGAGGTGGAAGGCCATCGCTCCGTGGCGCGCGTGGGGTCGCAGGCCGATGGCAGGTGGGCACAATTCAACGTTTCCGAACGCCTCCGGAGCGGGAGAACTCGAGAACTCCGGAGCGTTACCGGGAGCGCCTTCGCGGTTCGTCTCTGTCCGTAGAACGCGAGAAAGCCCGCTATCGATGCTTCTTAGGGCTTCGACGCGGGCCGTAGGCGTACGGACGGGCGTTCTCCTTCTCTACTTCCTTCTACTCTCCCTTCCCGGATTTCCTCTTTCTTCCGCGGGGTTTAGGTGGAGGACTTCGGGTGAAGATGCCGTTTTCTGCTAAGATCGCGATGTCCTCCGGGCTCGCGTATTCGTCTAAGTTCGTTGGCCTTTCGTCCGCCGTTACGACGGGAAGCGCTTCGTACCGTCCGCAGCGCGTAAAGACGAACGCCGGGAGCGCTCCGTTTTCGTTCGCGCGTTTATCCGTCTCTCCGCCTTCGGGGAATTCCGTCTTTTCTTCCACGGGATTTTGGGGCTCGCGGAAGGCGCGAACGTGGGCCCGCGCGTAGCGTTCGAAAGCCCATCGGGAGATGGAAATATAGGGCGCGCGGAGCGGTCGGAAGATCGCCCGCGTAAGCGTACCGAGGACGGTGACCGCGACTTCGAAGCGTTCGGCATTCGTTTTACTGCCACGCCGTTGGCATTCTAACGCGACTTTCGTGGCGAGGATGGCGGACGCTGCGGAGAGGAGCGGATGGGCCACGACGATGCCAACGAGGAGCAGCGCCGCGAAGCCGTACGCCGCGACGCGAAGGAATAGGTTCGGTCCGGATTTCGCGTTCGGCGCGTTGCGACGCTCGGTCACGACTCCTCGACGCGCGGGCGGATCCGGTTCGCGGAGACTTCGCGAACGACCGCGGAGCTACCCGAGAGACGAACGAAGGCCCGCGCGCCCTTCCGCGGGCGGACCTCGTAACCCGGGATTTCCTCCCGCTCGCCGCGCGTCCCTCGGCACCAGATCGGGAGTCGAAGCTCCGGCGCGCCTCCGGGCAGAGTCGCGATCCCGGTCGCTATGGGCGTTTCCGTCTTTTCTTCTACGGGTTTCGCGTTCGCGGCGAGCAGTTGAGCGGGGGTTTCTTCCCGCGTAACGGAGCACGGCGCGTCCAGCCGAGCGAGGAGCGCCCGGAGGCGTTCGCGCGCGCCGTACAGCGCGCCTTCCGCGCTCGCGTTCGGGCCCGTATCCGACGAGTCGACCGAAACGCCCGGCGCGCTCAACGTCGCGTCGAAGATCGCCGGTTTACCGCCTCGAAACTCCACTTTTAGTTGGACGCTGAAGCCGGAAGCCTCGCCGGCTAAGTAAACGTGGCGCGGGCCCGCGTAGTACGTCTTCAGCGTCACGCCGCGGAAGACTTTTGGACCGAATTCGGCCTTTTTACTGTTCTTTTCCACGTTAAACTCCCATCCCGTAGTCTTCGATTTCGCGCGGCTTAAACGTCGCGATGACGTCGATGACCGTCGGCTCCGTCGAGTCGAAGCCTCGGGGCGCGGGCGCGGTGAAGCCGCCTCCGCTCCCGTTGCTCGTGCAGTTGTTTAGGGCGAATCCGCGCCCGCTACGGGCGCCGTACTGCTCCTGAATCCCTTGACGGCGCTCCGTGAGGCCGTTCTTTAGATACGCCATCGCGTGCTCCTCCGAGACCACTTCGATCAACTCCGCTACGCGCCAGGCGCCTACGAATGGCCGGAGATAGACGGCCGCGAAGTCCTCCGCGGAGCGGATCGCTTCTGACGCGCTCTCGGCATCGAATACGCCGTTTTCGCGCTCGATTCCCGCGCCAATTTCGTTCGAGTGCGCGAATGCCACTAGATACAGCCTTTTCATCGTTTCATCCCTTATTTCGTGTTAGTTCTTAGGTTCCGGCTGTCCGGCTCGAGAATCGTTCGAGCCGGACGACCGAAGTCTTAGAGCTCAACCCGGGTAAACCGCGCATCCGAGCGCGTGCGCGCCCGTCACGCCCCAGGCCTTCATCTCGCATTCGAGCTCGAAAGCCGCCCGTTCGTCCGTCGTGAAGATCTTTCCGTCGATCACTTCGACGCAGCGGGGCTCCGTCTCCGGGCTGTATTCGAGGCGGATGCCGTCCTCGAAAGCGATGATCATTGCGTTGTTTTCGTTCGAGTTGATTCGGTACGTGATGTCCATGTAAATAGGTATACGTCCGAAGACTTCCATCGGTAAAGAAAAAAGGCATCGGCCTAGGCGTTTTATACGCGCTTCGGCCGATAGTCCAACAATTTCGATTCAGGCGTTTTGGGTCGTTTGTGCCGCGCTGAGCGTCGACCCGTCCGGTAACGCGAGATAGGCCAGCACGTCCGAGCCGGTCCAATTCGGGAAGCCCGCTTGCTCTAGCGCCCGGGCCGTTCGCTCGCCGTCGTGGGGGTTGTTCGGACCGAAATCGCCCGCTCCGAACGCTCCGACGAACGCCGCGCGCTGCTCGTAAACCTCCAAAATGTCTCGGTATAACGCGCGTAGAATCCTGTCCGCGTTGGACTTTACGAGTCGCGAGACGTTGGAGCTCCAGGAGGTCGACCGCCCGGTCCAGGGCCCGTCCGACGGCGAGCCGAGGCAGCTATTGCCCAGCAAATCTTCCTCGATCTGCTCGATCTTCGACGCGAAGGCCTTCGCTAAGCGCTCGTCCGACGGCAGCGCCGGATCGCTCGCCTCGTCCGCGGCGCGCGGCGTGGTCGCGTAGCGGAGGAAACGCCCGATGTCCTGGTTAATGTGGGCTTTCTTCAACGCCTCTTCCAAGTTCCACTCGAAAGCGTGGACGAAGTCTTCCGCCGCATCCTTCAAGAATTTCTCGATCGGCTCCGCATCTAAGCGGTTTTCGAGCCGGCGAATCGCGAACTCACGCCAAACCGGCGGAGCCGGACGGGGCGAAGGCTTGGCGGGCGTGGAGGGAGCGGACTTCTTGTACTTCTTGGTTGTCATTTTGGCCGATCTTTCTGGGGTTAGAGCGCTACGGCGCCCGCTACCCGGTTCGAGATCGCTCGAACCGGGAGGCGGAAAGACGAGCGGGACTCAGATTTCGAACAGGCTATCCGGCAGCGTCGCCTCGACCTCTTTGGCCGCGTCTTGGATGGCGTTTAGCTGCTCGTAGCTGTACTTATCGAACTCTTTCGAGCCGAACGTGGCGAGCGCACGGACGGCGTCCGGGCCGCCCGAGCGGCGCGCGAGGGTGACGATTTCGGAGGCGTTGAAGGCGGTGTTGTTGTCCATGAAAGTAGCTATACGGCCTAGACTTCCAGGAGGCAAGAAAAAAGATTGATCTGTCGGTCGATTTATCCCAAACCTACACAATTATCCAATGAACGGCAGCCAGTAAAAAGTACAACAACCCCCATCCTACCGCGCCCCCGAGTGCCGCGAGCGCGTAGGCCCGGAGGCGCGCGCGCTTCCGGCGCATCGCCGCGGAGTCCTCGATTCGCCGGAGTAGCTCCGCGGACGAGAGCGTCATAGCCCGAACTCCCTAGGCGAAACGGTCGTCCCGTAGAGGCCGTTAGCGACACGGATCGCAGCGACGAGCGCGCGCGCCTCCGGCACGGACCACGTCAGCGTCAGCCCCGAAAAGCCCCCGCGAATGTAGGGCTCGATCATCGTCCGAGCGCGATCGTAGTCGCCCGCGAGGAGCGCGCGCGCGACGAGGACTCCGAGCGGCCGCGAACGCTTCACGCGGCGGACGGGTCCGGCCTCCTTCAACCCGAGGAGCGGAGGGAAGCTCACGATGCCACCCCGCTGCGCCGTACGGCAGCCGCGAGGCCCGCGATGGCCGACGGCCGGGCCGCGAGCAGGACGCCACCGCGCGGCAGCTTTACGGTGAACCGCGCGGCCGGGTACTTCCGCGCGAGGTACTCGACCTCTGCGGCCGCGGTTCCGGCGTTCGGGCCCGCGTCGTAGTCGCCGGAACCGAGGCCGATGTTGGAAACCGTGACGATGTAAGGCGTTTTCATGTTCAGAACTCGCTTTCGTGCCGGATTTTGGTTTCGCGGCGGCGATTTCGCCGGCAGATTCGCTCGGCTTCCTTCAGCGTGCAGTTTCCCCGGAGAACGACCCAAGCCGTTCGGAATCCGGAGACAACTTGAAGGCGTTCGACGCGGTATTCTCGGCTTTTCACGGTGTCGTTCCTTTGATCGGGTCGTTGAAGCCCGTCGACGCGACGTAGAGACGCCAGTGCGGCGAGCCGTCGTGATCCGGGACCTTTACGAGCATCCCGCCGGAGGCGAGGAAGGCCAGCGCCGCGTCGTAGTCGTCGAAACCGTCGTTTTCGTCTGCGAATTCGAGGTCGAGTTCCGGTTGGGACGAGTAGACCTCGAAGCCGACGCGCGCGGTCGCCGCGTCGAGATCGGGGAGATCGTTGCCGTCGAGATCGAAAACCGCCCACTTAAATCCGCCGGGCGTGGCCTCAGTCGGGCCCGCGAACACGAAGTAATCGGGAGCCGAATAGAAGTCCGATTTCTTGATCATTTTCGTGGTTCCTTTCCTACGCTACGCCGCTCAGAGGGCGATTGCGGAGAAGACCGCGAGGACGAGAAGGGTGACGCTCGGAACCGAGACCACGATCGCCGCGAAGGCGCGGACCGGGAAGGCACGCGAAACGCGCTCGAATTCGACGACCTCTTCAATCGTCTCGGTCCGAGTCGCGACGAACGCGAGCGCAGCGGACGCGAGCGCCACGACCGGCAACGCGACGGACGCGGCGAGCGCGCCGAGGCCGGCGAGGACGAGCGCGACGAGGACGAGCGAAACGAGGGCGAAGGAGACGGCGACAACGAGGGAGTTTTTCATTTTGATATCCTGGCTTTCTTTTTTCGGGCCGCGGTTCGTCGCGACCTCGTAATTAGTAGTACGCCCTAGACTTCCATCAGGCTACTAAAAAGTCAACGTCTCAGGCTTTTTATACGTACTATGGCCAAAAGACCATCGATTATTTTACCAACGAGCGTTGGCGGGGAGCGCCTTGTAGTAGATCTCCGCGCCCTTCTCGAACTTCAGGGCCGCCTCGATGTCGCCGCGGAAGCGCGCGCGCTTCGCGTTCGCGGATGCGAGGCCGAACCGAACCAGCGTCTTCAACAGCGGATCCGGAGTCGCGGCGTAAAGCGCCGCGAACGCCTCCAGCACGGCCGGCCCTTCGTGCTCGAGTTCCGAGCCGATTTCGGCCGCGAGGTCGCGCGGGAGCGGCTCCGGAAACGAGTCGGTCAGGACGTTCATTTCCCTTCCTCCGCGGCAAGGAGCGAACCGATCGCGAGGATCGCTGACGCCATCGAGTCGTGCCCGAGGAAGGTTCCGACAGTGTCGATCGACCCATCCGCGAGCGCTTCCCGGATCGTGAACGCGCGCGCCGTTCGGTCGTAATCCTTGTACTCGCTGGTGACGAAATACTTCCCGCCGTACAGCGCCGGGTAAACGCGCGTTCCAAAATGCTCCATCTCGCTCGCCCCGAACCAGTACGCGCGCCCGAGCGTCCGCCCGCGGTTCTCGTTCGCGACCTTCACCGCGTTCAGCGACGGGTAGCGCAGAGCGGGCGGAGCGTTGAGCGCCTTGGTGACCTCGGCGCGCTTCCGGTCCCGCTTTCGAGCGGCGCCGTGAGTCGGGCAGGAAAGACTCGGATTCGATCGATCCGCACAGGTACAAGCCGCGCCGCTCATTCGATCCCCACGAGGATGGAGGTTTCCGTGTTCGTAACCGGGGAAACGACCGTGACGATCGAGTAGGCGCGGAGATAGCGCGGCTTTCCGGTCGCGGTCGTCGGAGCGCAGACCCCGACCGAAGCGCCGTCCGTAGTCGTCGCGACATCGAAGGAGTAGCAGGACACAAGCGTCCCGGGCGAAACCGCGGGCGCCGGAACGGCCGTCGTGGTCGAAACGACCGCGGGAGGCGCGACGGGCGCGGTCGGAGCCGGCGCCACGAGGTCGCCGGAAGCCGACGGCGAAGGCGAAGCGGACGAACCGGGGATGGTCCCGTCCTTGTTCGCGTCGGCTGGAGCGATAGCGCAGCCGGCGAGCGAGACGGACGCGAGGGCGAAGAGGGCGAGCAGCGATGTGGTTTTCATTTTTGGTTCCTTTTTTGGACGTTACTGGCGTCCGCGCCTCGGTCCGAACGGATTCGGGCCGAGAAACGGCGGTCAGCGCATCGCTAGGTATTCGTAGAGGTGGAAGAGGCCGGCGAGATCGACCTCCGTGATCTTTTCTGCGTCAAAGTCTGCGAGAATTTCGAGAATGGCTTGGAATTTCATCGTATTTTCCCTTTTTTCAGTTTTCGATCACGACGGCGTCAGCGAGGAGGCGGACCGACCGGGCGCCGAGGGCGGCCCGGAGCGACTCCTCCGTGAGGATCCGAATTCCGAGCGCGCGTTCCGTTCGTCCGAGGACGAGCGTCCAGCCTTCGGGGCGAGAAGAGAGGAAAGAGCCGGGGTTGTTCAGAATCGGTAGGCGGTTCGACATCGTGAAATAAGGTATAGCGACTAGACTTCCACGCGTCGAGAAAAAAGTCAACGCCTCAAGTCTTTTATTCGCGATTCGGCCTAAAGTCCATCGATTTCGAATCGCGTTTTTTCGAGCCCCCGCGCGTCCGACGGCGCGCGGCGCGGAACTCGCCGCGGACGGCGCGCTCCGAGAGGTTTTCGAGGTAGTCGTTGAGCGGGAGCGCCCGCGCGCGCGTCGAGACGAGGCGGAGCCCGCCGGGCGGGAACTTGAAGGCGTTTTTAGACATTTTTCTTTCCAATTCAGTAGGGAACGCGCGCCGAAGCGCGAATCCAATTTAGGGTTTCGAGTCCGAGCGGAGTCAACGTCGCGTAGTAGTCGCGGAAGCCAGCGGTTTTCGTTTCGGCCTTCCGAAGCGCGATCAAGCCTTTCTTCTCCGCGCGCTTCGCCGCGGAGACTTCCTCCGGGTTGGCTAGGAACGTTTCGGCGTTCGAGCGCGAACGGCTTTCGAAGGCCTCGAAAGCGTTCCGCGCCCACTCGAGCACCGAGCGTTCCATAAACGGAAGCGCGCGCCGGACGGCCGTTTCGCGATCCGGCGCGCGGAAATAGGCTTCGCCCTCTTCGGAACCAGTCGCGTAGAACAACGGAGCCCCCGTTCCCCAATAGGCTCCGCCTTTATCGTAACCTCCGGAGTTGAGTCGAACGCGCCGGACCGAAACGCGGCCGCGGAGGTCGGAAAGCCGTCCGCCGCCCCGACCCATCGGCGCGCCGTACTGGCTCGAGACGTTCGTTTCGGGCGCGCTCACGACTCGATCCCTCCGAGAGCGAGGAGAACGCCGCGCGTCGTTTCGGCGCCGAGAAGGGCGAGCGCGCGAAGCGCGGAGACGGCCGGGAAGTGAATTACGAAGTCTTCGCCGGCTTCCGTCCCGCTCCAGTGAACGGCGAGACCGCTCGAATCGACGATCGCGACTCCTTCTCGGAGTCCGACATGAATCGAGGCGATCAACGGTTCGTGAGGACCGGAGGTGTACAGGCCTACTCCGCAGCGCGGGAACGGTTCGGCTCCGCAGAAAGCTTTCCAGTCGAAGCGCGAGAAGGGTCGGAATTCGAGCGGCGTTTTCATCTTCATCTTCCTTTCGAGGGGTTTCGTTTCGAGGACTCCGAGAGCTTACGCCGAAAGACTTCCACGAGTCGACTAAAAAGACTGAACGCACGCTCTTTTTACGTAGAACGGCGCAAATTACATCAATTCATAGACAACTTTCCAAAAGTTGACATCAATTTGTAAATAAAGCACATTAACTATTGTGGATACAAGATTGTTCGACCGCTCGGCCGAATTGGCCAGCGACCCAAAGTTTGTAATCATCCGTCCACGCCATTTTCGGTTTTTTCAGTGGGTATTTTTCGAGCACCCATGGAAATTAGTAAAATGCAGGCTCGTTCTGTGCACAACTCATTTTGAACAATGGCATTTCGCGCCCCGAGCTCCGCCGCGCGCCGGCTCAGCCCAAAACAGCACGCATGGCGTAGATTCAAAAATGGACATTGAAATTTTTGCGCCAGGAATTTGGAAACGCTTCGATGGTTTGGAAGTTTTGGCAACTCATTGCGCTGAAGATTCAAAGGGCGAATTCTTCGTGGTTCACTACCTTCCGGAGGCGAAATGGCGTGCGCGCGTGATGCGCTGGCGCTCGACGCCCGGCTTCGAAGCTTGGAATGATCAACTCGAGCTGCCGCAGATCCCGGCGCACGTCGTGCCCAACGACTTTCACGGCGCGACCGGTTTCGTTCGGCGCTTCACGTTCGTCTCGCACATCGCCATTCCGTCGCCTTCAAGTTTTCACAAATTCTAAACAATCCGACCAATTTCGGAGGGTTTGAATTCCACGGTTTCAGATTTTGAACGCTCTAAAACACAATAAAACAACAGGAGTTCCTTTGGAAAATCAAAAAACGCCCAATCACATACATGAATTTAGCGACCTCAGAGATTCACAAATCGGCGTCGAAAAACCGACGCCCGTGGATTCGGTTCCGGCGGTTCTTCGCGGAAGCCTCAGCGAATCGGTCGCGGATCCTGAATTCGTCGCGCCCGAATTTTCACAATTCGACGACAAGCTACAAGAATACCAAACTTGGGTTCAGTACTACAATTTGGCGTTGACGAATCTCATTCGTTCAGGCCTAAATTCGGACGCTGTGCATTGCTCCATAAGAGCCGCGCAATACGCAGATGTTTCCATCGACGCGCTGAAGCGAAAGTGGAAACAACTCAGCGAGGATTCAACGCCTTCCAGTATTCCCAAAACGTGACTGAAGAAAATCCACAAGTAGTTCCTTTGCGCGAGCTCGTCGCGGCGTTGAAGCTCGAGGGCGAGATCTCGACGCCGAACGAGTGCTGCGCGCAGCTGATCGTTGAACGGCTGCGCCGCGGCACCGCGGCGCGCTTCCTGACCATCACGCTTGGCGCGGAGCGGGTGATGTGGAGCGTCGGCAACCCGGGCCGGGGTACGCTGTACGGCGACGCACGCCGTGGCAAGACGCCGCTCTCGCAGTTCGTCACCGCAATCTCGGCTACGATCGACCGGTCCTTCAACGCGCGCTGAATTCGTCGCGTTTCAATTTTCAACAACCCAAACCCAAGAAAGACACCCGTCATGATTCGAAACTTCGCTACTCTGGTCCTCACGTTGTTGACGCTCGGACTCGCCGGCTGCGGCGGCGCGATCGATCCGACGACGCCCGCGCCGGCCGCCTCGAGCTCGTCCGTTCCGCCAATCGACGACTCCAACATCCAGTCGCCGAAGATGCGCGGGACTCCGCCGCCCGGCGATCTCTGCGTGACCTGGACCGATCAATGCACCTACTACCTGCCGACGGCGGTCGTGGATCGGACGCTCGACTGCTCGAAGGTGAACCCGCTAACCGACCCGAATTCGGTCGTGTTCTGCGATTGAGCGCTCGGTGCTTTGTTGACGTGGAGAGTCCGTGGTGGGACCGATGCATGGGTCCCGTCGACAGCCTGAAGAACAGGAGATGGGTGGATAGTGGCGCTTCGGCGCCGCAGCGACTCCGATAAAACAGTGGTAACCCATCACGCCGAACGTGAGCCTGCGAGCGTTCGGAAACCAGCACCACGCGGGGATAACTGGCCCGCCTCTCCACTTCAGCAAAGCACGAATTCGTCATGTTCCAGAATTGCAAAAACTGCCTCAGTACGCGCGACGGTCGACGCCAGGCCGCATACGTCATCGCGACCGCTCCTGCGGTGGCGTGCCTGCTGTTGGTATGGATCTTCGGGTCTTGGATTGGGCCGTTGAAAGGGCCGAGGGATCGAGATGTTGAGGAACGTTGACACGTTTTACGTCTTGAAGGCCGGCGATGAAGTGGTCGCGCTTTCAACGATCGTCAGCAAGGCCGGGAATGTGCTGCGCGAAGGCGAGACCGCGATCGTCGAGTCCGTTTACTGCCAAGATGGCATTCCGTTGACCGTGGACCTACGTTGGGAACGTGGACCGGTTCCTTGCAAGCCGAATTGGGGAACGCTGTGTGATGTTCCGGTGACAGCGATCAAGCGGAAACCGCATTTCGAACATGGAAACGAACCTTCGATCATCCGAAAGCCAAACCTATGATCTTCGCCTTTTTCCGTCGCTTCTTTTCATACGTGTGCCGTTTCTGGTTTTGCAATCACCAATGGCGATTGGTTGGGAAAACTGCGCTCGGAGCGCGCCCATTCGAATTGGTAGATGCGCACGGGATTTCTCGCGGAGAAGGCGTCTCTCCACCGCACGTAGACTTTCTACTAAGCTGCAATTTGTGCGGCAAACTTGCCACAAAGCGCTTAATTGGTCGCGAATGAACCACAATTTCGTTTGGATCAGCGCGGAGCAGAAGTACCGCTGCCAGAATTGCGGCTTCGAGCAGCGCCTTTGTTCGCGATCCGAAAATCGAGGAGCGATGAGAAAAGCAGGAACAATTCACTTTTGGGAGCTCGTCGACCGTTTCAACATCGTGCATCGACGAACGCCGGAAGACTGCGACAACGGCGGCGAACCGGTCATCGCCCGGAAACCGTCGAACGGAAAGTCCCTGCGTTGAAAACGCTCCCGAAGCTGAAGCGCCTCCCATACCGGCTCGACCTGTCCAACGACGGCTACCGGGGCGACGCGACCGTGGCCTGGAAGATGCACCACATTTCTCCCGTCCGGAGCGCGGACCTGTTCGGCACCTGGTGCTCGAAGTGCTTCGCGGCGTACGGCTGGACGCCCGACATCGAATTCATCCGAAAGCTCTTCCGAGCGATGGTGAAGTTCGGTTGTCCAGCCTGCAGAAATGCAAAAACATGATTGTCGGTTGCTACACGATGGATCTGTACTGCGATGGCCAGGATGCATGTAAAAATCGCCATTGCAGACCAGGAGGCGGCGACCGCTTGCTTCCTCCAGCGCAGTACACGGGCTCGAAGCGAACCGATTGCGACGCGCAGGCGCGGCGTCGCGGTTGGAAGCTCGACTACAAGGCCGGAACTGCGCTGTGTCCTGCTTGTGTCGCGGCGGGCGTCGAGGCGACGCCATGATCTGGATATTCCGATTCTGTTGGCTTTGCGTTTTGGCCGATCTGATTTGTTGGTTAATGCTACCAGATTGGCATTCCTCAGGAATTATTTTCATCGTTCACGACTTTTTCCTTGCCGCGTGGAAGCGTTGGCGCTAGGAGTCGATTCATGAAGATTTACGCATGCACGAACTTCGGCGGCATGGGCTATGTAGCCACGGCCGCGGTGATCAGCGCGCGCGACGAAACGCACGCGCGCGAGCTCCTCAACGACGAGCTCAAGAACCAAGGCTTCAAACCAATGACCGCGACCGCGATCTTGAAGAAGATCCCGAAGACGAAGGCAGTCGCGATCATCCTCGCCGACGGAGACGATTGAACATGGACCTCAGACCAGGATTGACGGGGAAGATGCTTCTCGATCGCGCCGTCAAAGAGCAAACGCTGAAGTTCGAGAACATCCGAAAGTTCACGCGCTCCGCGAGCTACAACGTCACGATCGATTGGTTTTACCTCGAGCAGCACATCGAGAATCATACCAAAGAAGAGCGCTATTCGGCGCTCGACCTCGAACCGGACTTCCAACGCGCCCACGTCTGGGACGACCGGAAGCGCGCGGCGTACGTTCTGTACATCTTACGCAACGGCGAAAGCGCGCGTGATCTGTACTTCAACTGCGCCGGTTGGATGCAGGATTGGCGCGGGCCGTACGTCTGCGTCGACGGCAAGCAGCGCCTCGAAGCCGTTCGCAGATTCATGCGTAACGATCTTGCAATTTCCGTGCCTGAGTTGAGCAAAAAGCAACTGCTTTTCAAGGATTTTAGCGACCGGATCCGAAGCGCGCACTGCTACTTCAACTGGCACGTCAACGACCTCGAGACGCGCGCGGAGGTGCTGCAGTGGTACCTCGACATGAACTCGGGCGGAGTCCTACATACCAACACGGAGCTCGGACGAGTGCGAGCGCTTTTGGAGGCTGAAAATGGCAAGTAAGAAGCAAACGCTTCAACGCGGACAAGAAGTGTTGTGGAGCGGCGCGATCGATCCAAAATCCATCTGGTTCATTGACGGCTTTGGAGGCGTGAACGGCGTCTTCATTTTCCAAGACGACGCATTGGCCAATGTAACTCGCGATTCCCTTTCCAGTGCGCCGCGCGACCCCTATCGCATCGCGCTTCGCCAGATCCTGGGCTGCGCTCCGCCTTGGTGGTTCCGGGGAAGTCCGTCGGCACTCGGCGACGATTTCGCCGAGCTCCAGGACTGGATCAGTTGCAACCTTCCGGAAGCGCTCGTCTGGTCGACGGCGATCGCAATCATCGACTCCATCGAGTGCATCGTAATGGAAGCCACTGGCAACGGAAACATCAAGATCGACGAAAACGGCGGCCTCATCCACCTCAACGGGTAATCCATGTTCATCATCACCGTCAACACGTTATTGCTTGTAATCTTGATTTTCATAGTGCTCTACGCCATGATCGCCATCAACGGACACGCGCGCTACGAGTACGCATGCAACGACTTCGACGCTTCGCCGTTGCCGAGCGGATCCATCGCGCGTTACGTAGGGCCAATCCCGCCTGATTACAAACATGGTTGGGAGTTGGTCGGAATCACCTGCTTCAGCACCACCATCAACTGCGTCTGGAGACGACGGCTGTGAAGATCGTCCTCGACATCAAGACTGCGCACATTCTCCGTCGCCCGACGTATCCGGACGTGGTCGGCCTTGAGCTGAAGGACGGGGGCGAGATCCTGGCCGAGTCAATCTCGGACGCCTACTCGAAGCTGTGCGCGGGGCGCTTCGACATCGAATTCCGTTGCCCCTACGGCACGGCGGAGAAGCTCCTGGAGGAGCTCGGATTGCTGAGTTCCGTTTTTGACCTTTACGAGCTGCCGGTGATGCCGAAGGTTCCCTTTTCGGAATCCGTCTTCGCCACGGAGCGCAAGGCCGCCGTTGGCCTGGTCCCGAAGAAACCGAAGCCCAAGTTGGCCACCGTCCACCGCCTAGACTCCAAAAAGAAGCCGAAGAAATGAAGCATCAAGAGATCACGGAATTCTTGGACAAGTTGTTGGCGCGCGTCGAGTCAGGCCAGTGCTCGACGAACTTCGCGTTGACGATCGCGTTCATGCGCGGACTCCAAGAAGGCAACAAGCTCCTCCTCCAAGATGTCCCGCCGAACGACGATCGCGTGGTCGGCGTCGCCCTCGACCACGACGGCGATCTCCGCTTCGGAAACGCCCGCTATCGGAACGGCGTCTGGATGACCGAAGACGGCTCCACCCCGCTACCATCCAAGCCCAAGCATTGGACGGAGCTCGCGTGAAAGCGCCGCGCCTGCTCAGCGAGAATCAGATCCGCATCATCGACTACCTTTCCGGTCGGCTTCGGACCGGAAAGGAGATGGCCGAGGACCTGAAATTGCCGCTGAACGGCATCTATGTTTCCATCGGGCGCATGGTCGCGGACGGCCTACTGAATCGCAACAGCCAGGCCCGCTACTGCTCGACGCGCTTCGGTTGGTACTGCTCGGAGGCAACGAAGAAGTTCTTGGCCGACTGGAAAGAGGCCGAACCTGACCGAACGGATGAACAATGAAACCAATTAGGAATTGGATAAAGAATGGATCTTATCACGGGCAAGCTTCCACGCGCGCAATGACCGTCACGATCACGAACGGCGATAAATGGCAGGTCGCGCTGATGATCCGTAATTGCGCAGACCCCGCATTCGTCATTGTAGATGCGGACTTGGACGCAGCGGTCCGAGCGGCGGCCGATTGGGCCAATCGAAACCCTTAGGGTCCGCTGCGCTCGCCGGGCGGCACCGGTTCTTCCGGGCATTGCGTGATCGGGAAGAACGGGACCGTGTCCCAGGTGACACGGAGCTGCAGCTTAGGCATGCTTTCGGAGGTCCAGTGGACTCCCGTGTCAACCAGCGGCGTTAGGTCATGCCCCGTGCCACGCGCAAACGCCGAGTGGACCATCGACCATATGCAAAGGTCACGCCGATACTTCAGGCGGTTGTACGCCTCGCTCGCCGCGACACGCTTTTCGATGTTATCGATGCGGTCGACCTGGGAAATCTGGATCGCCTTCGCGTCCTGGACCTTGGGTTCCAACGCGCTCTTCGCCCAAATACCGAAGTACAACGCGACGATCGCCAATATTGCAGCGATCGAACCGGCGATCTTCAGCCCCACGACGTTCCAGGCCCGCCGCACGCGCGCCTTCTCGAGCTTCTCTTCCTGCTCCGCCCGTTCCAGGTCGCTCTCGGCGTGCAGCTGGGAGATGCGCTGGACTTCCTCGCCGAGCTCCTCGACCTGCTGAACGGTTTCTTCATGCCGACGCTTCAGTTCGTCGAATGGAACCTGAGTCGGCCGAGGCGGCGGGTAGGTGTGCGGGGCCGTGACCGCTGATTCTTCCCGGATGTCGAGGAACGGCTTCGACCCCGGACGTTTCACGCCGGGCATCCGCGTTACTTCCGGAAGTCCGGCGACAGGCGCAAGATCTCGAGGTGCTGCTCGCGGAGCTCGAGTTGTTGAGCGTTGATCTGTTCGGAGAGCTTGGAGACGGCCTGAGCCGTGCCGGCGAGGCCGATGACGCTCATGACGATGGAAATGAAGGCGGCCCCGATCGCGATCACCGGCATCATCACCCGCTGCCGTCGGAGGCCCGACAGCGACGTGGAAACGCTCTCCTTGAACACTTTGTCTTCTGCTTTGAAAACCTTGTCCGATTGGTGAAACTCGGACATCTGGTTGGCTAAGTCGCCGACCGTCTTCCGATCCACGCTGAGCTTCACTGCGAGGCTCGTCGCGAGGGCTTCAACCGCTTCCGGGGACAATGTCGTTTCGGCCATCTGTAGTACCGGCGACGATAACCGGAAACGCGCCCGACGCTACGCCGCGAGACCGAGGCGAATGCCGAGGTTCTTTCGGATTCTGGCCAGTAGTTGGCTTATTCTGGGCTCGGAAAGTGCGAGCTCGGCCGCGATCTCGCATTGCTTCGCGCCGTTGACGTGTTGGCCGAGGACCCAACGATCGCGGTCGCCGAGTTGCTCAATGGCGTCGAGGATGTTGTCCAATTCGAGGAAGTCCGACTCGACCGTGTCCGCCACGAACGTCTCCACCACGCCATCCCCATACACGATCTGCGGCGCTTCCGTCTTCAAGCGGGAACGCCTCGGGGACCAGTCTTGGCGCCGGAGCTCGTCGCCGACGGCGCCGCGGATCCGACTCATCAGGTAGTACTGCTGGCTGGGGTCGTTGGGCTCCTCGCCGAGTCGAAGCAATCCCTGCCATAGTCCCATGTCAGCGGCCGCGAAAATGTCGTCACGCTGGATCGCGGGCGGCAATTTTCGCATGTAACCGCCGGCTATCTTCCAAGCCAGCGGGCGCCAGTTGCGGAATGTTGCTTCCGCGTCCATCGTGTTCAGTCCTTTGGCTTGGGCGGCGCGAAGGCCTCTTCGTGCGCGGCCTCGCGCATCTCGTGGCCCAGCTGCTTCACGAAGTTCTCGATTCGCACGTCGATCGATGGGATCTCGTAGCCCGAGACCGCCGCCTTCATCGCGGCCTTGATCGTGGGCTCGGCCGAAAGCCAGTTCCTGTAGGTTTCGGTCGCGGATAGCTTCGGAGCGGTCTCATCGGTCATGGTCCATATACCTTCCTCGATTTACGTTTCGAAGCCAAGCCTCGTTCGCGTCCATTTTCCGGATCGCCTCTTCGAGCCGCAACAGCTCCTTGTCCAGGTGAGCGAGGCGGAGCTCGCAATACTCCGCCGCCGCGGGGCGCGACCGGGAGCGGCCGAGACGTTGCTGAGCGGCAAGACTGCTCCGCCTCGCCAACGTTTCGGCCAGCAACTGGTCTTCAATCTCCAAGTGCTGCGCCGTCTCCCGCAGCATCGCGATCTCCGCCTTTACTAACTGAAGCGCCGCGTCGAGCTCCGCGCGCGTCGGCTCAGACATCGTCCGACTTTCGATACTCGGCTGGAACGGCGACGCCCGGCGCGATCCGCGCGCCCGGCCCGATTCGGCCCACGGTCGTCTCCCATGTCTCATCCATGGGCACGACGCCGAGGAATCGCAGGCCTTGAAGCGCCCAACTCGGTCGGAATGCCTCGATCTTGGCGTTGGGGCCGCCGAGCCGCTGCGCGAATTGCTGAAGCGACTCGCTGAGCCCGCGCCGGTGGATCGCGTCCATCTTTCGCGAACCGCGTTGAAGCCCGAAGGGCGAAGCGAAATACGGTATGTCCATTATTGCTCCAGGTGTTTGAGCGAGTAGGGCGGTTGGTCCGCGACCGGAATTCCGAACGTGTAAGCGAGCAACGTTCGAACAGGCATTTTGGACATATTGTGTCCATCGTGCTCGGAATCGTGAAGCATTTTGATCAAGGCGACGCGCGTCTGGCGCAGCTGTTCGATCATCGTTTGGACGGCTTCTTGCGTCAGTTCATCGCCGGGGACATGCGAATCGTCCTCGACTCGTTCAACGAATTGCCACATGTATCGGCCAACGTACTGAACTAGGCGCTGCTTCTCCAAGCGTCGCAACGCGACTCGCGTTTGCTTCCAACGATAGGCCATCGATGAAGTGTCGTTCCACTTCATATTCGCTACGATGTCCACCTCCAATTGTTGACCACGATTGGCCTTCATGAAGGCCAGGACTTCATCCTTCCGCGTGATCACGCCATCGCCTCCAAGATGCCCGCCGCCTCCATCTTCGCGGCCCGCGACACCTTCGACATGTCGATGCGCTTCACGCCGCGAAAGCGCTTCTCGTTCACCTTCAGCGGACTCCGGAAGCGAATGAACGATCCCGACACGTCCGCCGCGCCCTTCGAAACCAGCCCGCGCTTCTCGAGCTCCTTCAGCGTCTTCTTCGCCTCCACGGTCGTCTCGCCCACCGTCGTCGTGACGTACACGCCGCCCGGCTTCCGCTTTCCGCAGCGCCGCTTCGATTCCACCTTCAGGCGATCGGCCGAGATCTTCTCCGCGTCCGGCAGCGCCGCGAGCTCCTCCGGCGTCTCTTCGCCGGTGAGGATGTATTCGAGTTTCTCCGGGATGAAGACGCCGAAGATCTGAGCGATGGGGAGCTCGCCCGTCCCGCCGCACGTCTTGCACATGTCTTTCTTGGCGACATTGAGGCTGGGATCGAACTTCTTGGGTTGGTGCAGGTAGTAGTTGTATTTTCGGTAGTCCCAGGCCACGCCGTCCGTCAGGGTAACGGCGCCGCCGGTACCACCATGGATCATTCCCGCCCCGTCGCACTCCGTGCAGGTCGTGAGTTGGATCTTTAACTCGCCGATCTTTCGCTCGCGCCGCTCGACAAAGACGCGCGCGGCGGTCGGGATCTTTGAGCAGTCGCGGAAGTCCTGCTTTTCGGCCTTCGCCACGTCCGCGTAGCGTTCGATCATCTTGTCGCAGTCGATGCGCAGGGCGCCAATCTCTTCTGTGCGCTTCCGGCAGTCCGGACACTCGAATTTACCGGCGCACTTCTTGCAGTCTTTCTTCTTGCCCTCGTCGTGCGCGACGAAGACCACCGCACCCGGCTCCATCATCTGGCGACCGATGCCGATGGATGGGATGCGCTTCGAGATGCCCATGATGGCGGCCTCGGACGTGTAGTCGTCGATCAATCCGTAGTGCTCGCTGCCGACCCAGATCAGGTAGGCATCGGTGATGAAGTCGATTGGTGTGGTCTTTTCCATGTTATTGCGCTTTCGGGAGGGAATCGACGACCGTCAGGTTGCGAGCGGGCATCAGTTTCGACGGGAATTGCCCGAACTTCCATTGGCCGGCAATCGGTGAGTAGAAGCCCGGCTGGACCATGTACTCGACGGTCGCGCCGCGTTTTGCCTTGCGCACCGCGCGCGCCGGGCCGCAGGTTCGCCCGTAGCTGAGCCCCGCGTTCCAGGACACCAGCGTCCCGTCGGGTAGGTTGTTCGTGTTCTTCGCCGTTTCCATGATTCGGTTCTTATCCCCAACGCTTCCACGAGGCAAGAAAAAAGTTATAGCCTGCTGATAAAAAAGCGATAAAGCTCTTCACGCTTCATCGCGTAGTCGCCATATTTTTTGTTGCCGGCGGTGGTGCAGGCGTTGCCCGTCGCATACGCCGAAAATCCAGCGTAGCTGCGCGAAACGAACGGCGTGCAATGCGCATCGGACCACCGCCGCATCACCGACAGCGTCTTCAACCCCGCTCCGAAGCAACGCCGGAGCGCGAAGTAGTCCGAGCCGACCATCTGCTCCGACACCTCGCGGACGCTCTGGTTGGCGTGCGGCCAACGCGCAAACGACCACGCGATCATCGGTTGGATGTCGGCGAGGCAGACTTCCCCCGCCGGCCCGCGCTTCCGGCCGGATTCGATGTCCTCCCGGAAGCCGGTGCTCCAGTAGCTCGCCGCCAGCATCGCCGCAGCCAGATCCACGTAGCCATTAATCCAGACTTTTCCACCATACTCTCCAGCAAAGTCCTTCGCTTCGTCAGCGAGCGCGTCAGCGATGACGGCGAAGCGCGCGCGCGCCGTTTCTTTCCGTTCCACCTGGCGCCAGGCTCCGTCAATGTAGACGGGCTTCCGGCACAAGATCGTAGGCTCAGCGCACGTTGGAGCTTCCACGTCACAAGTCGGGGCCCGCTCATCGGTTCCGCACTCCGGTTTCAGTTCGAACGAATGGGGAGAAAGCCCGGGATGGGCCTTCTGCATCATCAGGGACAGCAGCGCGGCGGCGAGACTCATTGCAACATCTCCACATGGTAAATAAAGGAAACGATCTTCAAACAAAGCAAGCCGCCGATGGTGATCGCGATGATCCACCAGGCGATCCGGTCCGCCTTAGGCATTCGGCAGCAGCGCCCGCAACGCCGTCACTTCGAGCTCGATGGCGATCGCACATTCGACCAGCGTCCCGCGCTTCTCGCCGCTGATCAGGTGCACGACGCCTTGCACGTCGCTATTGGGCGGTTGGGTCAAGATCTCGTACTTCAGCGGGCCGATTCTAATCGTCCATTTGATCATCCATAGACGACCGGAATCCGCGTTCATTTCAACACCGAACACCGTCGGAGCGAAGCCCGCGGTCGGCACTCCCGGAGGTGGAGCGGGAACTGCAGGCGGACAATCGACTCGAGAAGATCGTCCGGTATTGTCGCAATGCCCAATTCCGTCGGCCATCTGGCATAGACCGTTCCAAACCGCGGGCAACCCGCATGCGCACCTCGGACCGTTCTCGGGCGTTCGTTCCCGCGGCATCAGAACTTCTCCAATCCGAAGCGCTCATTCAGCGAATACTCGTCGATCAGCGCGTTGGCTACGTCGTTGTTCCCGAGCTCCTGATTGGCGAGGGCGAGCACGAGCCCGATCTCATTGCCGAACGCCTTGATCAGCGCGGCGACGCGCGTCCGTGCCACCGCGACCACGTCGCTGTCGACCGGCTTCGGAGGCTTCGGCGGACCTTTCGGGATCGCCTTTCGCTTCAACGCGACCGTCTTTCCGTCTTCGGTCTTCCGAGTGACCGGAGGAATCGGCGGCGGATCCGAGACGAGCTCCGGCGAGCGGACGAGCGTCTGCTTCGTGTACTTCTTGTACACGGGCTTGGATTTCACTTCTTTTACCATCGTTTTCACGTTCTTCTTCAGCGTTTCGAGCGCGCGACCGGTTCCGGCCGACTGGACGCGCGCCTCGTTGCAGTGTTTCACGTTGCGGCAGAACACGTAGGGCATCGCCTTCGTGACCTTCGGCGGCGGATTCCCGTTCCAGGGCCCATCGAACGCCTTGAACAGCGCCTTCCCGCACTCTGCACATTTGGGATGCGGAGCGTGAATCATGCCAGTTTCTTCGCCTCGAGCAGCGAGGGGCGCTTCGCATTGTACTCGAGCTTCGCTTTGATCTCGGTTTCGAGGTCGTAGTCCAGCGCGTCGGCGAGCGCGAACACGCGCAGCACGATGTCTGCCATCTCGCTCGCGAACCCTTCCGGCTTCCCGTCGGAGTCCCGGAATGTGGTGTGCATGTTGCCGTTGACGGCTTCGGAGGCCGCCTCCGTGATCTCCGTACCGACGAGCGCCAACATAGCCAGCACCTTCATCAGTTGGCACCCGTTGCCGCTGGGCATCGCGTTCAACGTCGCGCGGATCGCGGGGTGCAGATCGAGCAGCTCGCCCCGGCGAATGCGCTCCGCCTTGCGCGAGACGACCGAGATCTCGAAGCAGCAGGCGGCGAGGGCCTTGTCGACTTGCGTCGTTTCGGCTTCGTGGTCTTGAATTTCTGGAGTTATGTAGCCTTTTTCGCGTCCGATGTTGCCCATTCGGGCCTGGAGGCGACTGATCGAAGACTCATCCATTGGTGTGCTTCTGTACATGGCCGATCCTTTAGCGTGCGCGCTTCAACGAGGCAAGTAAAAATTCAACCGATGTTGATCTTTGCGAGCGAAGACACCAGCAACGTGTCCGACGGGTCGCCGTTCAACTCGAGCTCGTAGACCACGTCCACCTTCTCGCCGTTGAACAGGATGACCTTCGTGCGGATGGAAGTGAGCTTGCCGGAGCGCGTGAGCCCCTCGTTGGTCTCCAGGTTGCAGAATTTCCCCGTCCCATCCACCAGGGCGTCAATCCAGGCGCCCGCCGTTCGTTTCTTCTTCTTCAGTTTCAACGCCGTATTTTCCATGGTCTACTTTCTCGATTTGATCGCCGCCTTG